TCAGGCAAAAGAGAAGGCGCAACGCGAGAGCGTGAACATCAGCGCCATGTTGCGTTCCTGGCTGTTAGAATGGGTGGAGGGAAGACGTGCCGTATCGAGCGTACAAGACAGAACTCAAACCGACCAACATGTGGAAAATTGGAGACCTGTCGCCGTGGCTGACACAGAAAGAGGACGCTGATGACCGAACCGACCAATAATGACCAAGAAGTACGCGGCTTGACCGCCAAGTTGTTTGACAAGCTGCGTCTTGTGATGGGCGCGGTTGGCAGCATCAAAAAGGATGGATTCAACGACCATCACAAATATGCCTATGTTCGTGACCAAGATGTGAAAGATGCCGTCCGCGAAGCGATGCTAGACAATAACCTGATGTGGTTTCCGTCTTGCACTCGTGTCGAGCAGGAAGGCAATCATACGGCATCAACATTCATCGTGACGATTGTAGATACCGAGACCGGGTTCACCTGGCAATTTCCTTGGTTCGGAGAAGCGAACGACACGCAGGATAAAGGCTTTGGCAAGTCGTCTACGCTTGGATTCAAGTATCTCTGGCTGACGATGCTGCTCATTGGCGTAGAAGATGACCCTGACGGCAGCGCGCCAGTTGAGCGTGGAGACAGACCGCAGTCCAGCAGACAGACCTCTAACACTCCGGTCGAAGCCGCCGACCCGGCACAATTCAAGCTGCGCTTTGGAAAACACAAAGGAAAAACCGTTGCTGAAATCGGTGGCGATCCAGATGATTCCGGGTGGCTCAAGTGGGCGCTTGAAAACCTGGACAATGACGAACGCAACGCAGAACTGCTTACCACAATTAAAGCATACTTTGGTATGCTCGATGGCAATGCGCCACAGGCCGAGCAAGGCCACTGGACCGAGACGCAGGACTGGCAAGCGTTCTATGCCGCAGCCGGTAGTCTCGGTCTGAGCAATGCCGATGTTCACACGGCGCTGAAAGTCAAAAGCGCCAAGGATTATCTTGGTACGAAAGGTCAAGCCTGGAATGCTCTGGTCCAGTTTGCTACAGAAACCGTTGTCGGCTGGCCGAACCATAGCAAGCTGCTCGAAGAGTGGTTCAGGTTCTTAAACTCGCTTCCTGCGGACAAGCGACCATCGCCCGGCCAAGCGGTCAAGTTGCTTGGCGATGGACCTATCACCGAGTTCAATGATACTTTGGCCGTGGCGATGAATATCGTGCGCGGCAAGATCGAGTAAACAGTAGGTGCATCTACGTTCGTTCTACCCGGCGTGGACCTAGACCGGCATTGACGGCGGGGATGCACCTAGAAAGGAAAGCAAATGGACCAGTTACCATTGTTTGAAGAGATGACCGAGCCACCACAAGACGAAGTGTGGACAGACGATGGATTGCCTGATGCGTCGCAGCCGCGCAGCGCATTGCACGCAGTACCAGAACACATCCGACGGCAGAAACTCGAAGGTCAGTTTGAACCTGAACCCGGTCTTAAGTTCTGTGCCTTTGACCTGGAAATCGCTCGACCGTTTGAGCTTGGGCGTCCCTATGGGATTTCGTGTGCGGCGACCTTGACCAGTGATGGTGATTCTGTCTTGTGGCACGGCGCAGAGACATCGCCTGATGCACCGCTACCCGAACAGATGAATCCGCGAGAAGTACAAGAACTTGCTGGCTACCTTGCCGACCAACAGGCGCAAGGCTATCACGTCGTCACCTGGAACGGGCTTGGTTTTGACTTTGATGTGCTTGCAGAAGAAGCACAAAACGAGTTGTGGACACTTGACATTGAAAAGCTGGCAATGGAACATATCGACCCGGCATTTCAAATGCTGTGTGACCGTGGCTATATGGTCGGGCTTGAAACGGCTGGCAAGGGCCTGAACGTTGGTGCGAAAACAGAAGGAATGCACGGCGACCTGGCTCCTATTCTTTGGAGTGGATGGCCGGATGAGCTAGTCGATGACCAAGGAGAAGGCGCAACCCGAATGCGTTCTCAAATCGAGTTGCTTGACGTTGCTGTTGGCACGAGAGAAGCGCAAGACCTGTGCCTGATCTATGTCGCTCAAGACGCCAAACTGACAGCCGATGTCTATCGCGCTGTTTGTGAAGGAAAGCGTCTGCCCTGGATTGCGCGTAGCGGTCGGCCTAACGCCTGGTATCCAACGATGAGCGATAGCCGGTTGCTGACCGTGAATGAGGCGCTTGAAATCCCAGAACCAGATACGTCTTGGATGTCCAGGCCGCGTCTGCGGTCTGATGTGATGAGTTGGATTGGCAAGGAGGCGTAATGACACAACCATTTTTCAAACCACAACCTAAAGAGCCGTGGTCAGACTGGCGAATGTTTGGCCTTCTGCTCCCTGCACTGATTAGCGCACTTGGGTTTTTCATCACCGGCAGTTTCGCCTTTGCGTTCAGCGACATCGGCGTTATCCCTGGTCCTATGCAGTCGTGGATGGTCATCGTCGGCAGCGCCTTGATCATCTTTGGCGCTGAAATGAATACGCCCTTTACTGCGGTTGAAGTCTTTCGCAAAATCTTGCGCAAAGAGGCCAATGGCTGGGACACCAGCGCCTTGGTCGTCTCGCTGATCGGGACGGTGGTCAACCTGCTCGTTACGTTCGCCAGCCGCTTGACGCTGGCAACAGCCTGGAAGAGTTTTGTGCTCAACTGGGGACCACTGTTGTCTGGCTTTGCTGTGGCGTGCGACTATTACGGCGCGTTGGTCGAGTTGGGCTTTTTGTTCGGTTCTTATGAGACGCGAATGGAGAGTTGGCTGGAAGAGAAGGCCGTGTATGATGCAGAGCACGGTATTGAACCGACCGAACCGATTCCCGAACCCGTTGCTGTCAACCCGCGCTGGCGGGCTGCGAACATCGACGATGTACGCGCGTTGAGGTTGAACGGAGAGCGGGCGACGTTGACCCGCGCTGGGCTCAAGCGTGCATTGGCAGAGCAGCGTCAGGTGCGGGTTGCTTGTTCGTCGTCCACGGTCGGGCGATGGGTGAAATTGGCAAAGGAAGGAAAGTAGAATGAAGGCGTTTTTCAAGTGGTTTGGTGAATGGTGGTTTTTGATTCTTCTTATCGGAGGCATAACTCTGATAGCAGCATGCTTGATTATTTCTGGAATTATAGCAGACGCCGAGCGTCTTGATATTTGCTATCGCGGTGGATACGACACCGTAGAGTACCTGGGTGCACTTAATCGTCCTGGATGTTTGGACATCCGCGAAGGTGGTGTATACGTCGTTGTGCCACTAGATATCGTGCGTGCTGAATTGGAGGCTCAATAGATGGCGAATGGACGGTCCTCGTTTACAGCACCAGGACAGCGCGAAACGATTGTCCGTGGAGAACGAACAGACCCTCGTTCTATTCTCGGTCAGGCGTTCGTGTGGGGCGCGTGTGGCTCATTCGTTGTTTTGGTAGTGATGGTTTTCATTTTTTGGAACAAGGGCGTACGCTGGTATTGGATATGGGACAACCTGCGTTGGCTTGCTATTTTTCCAGTCGCGCCATTTGTCATTGCTGCGGTGCTGGCAGTCTATGCACTCACTGTGGAGATTTTTGACCCGAACTGGCCGCCGCCGCGCAAGGCAATGAGCAGCACGCGGCCTGTGTGGCCGCACAGTCAAGAGCGCGAACAACCCAAAGTGGACCGTCGCGTTAAAGTGGCCGACTTTATGGCCGAACTCAGCGAGGATGATTGAAAATGAATTGGCTTGATATTGCATTGACTGCCGGCCTATCTGTGCCTGCCTACATCGCCGTGCGCCGCGTATACGATGACGTGATGATGCGGGTGATGGAGGCCCAGGCGCACAATACCAAACTGAACGCATACCGTCAGCGGCAGGCAGTGCGCAATCTGACGCACATCCCTGCGGACCAAATCGGGCGCGGTGGGTGGATGGTCAAGCCAGATGGGTCTATTTTGAATCTCGATACGCACGCGCAATTCGGCACTGACTGGAAACCGGCATACGTTGACGAGTTCCGGGAGCGATTGGACCATATGGAGCGGCTAATGCTTGCCGCTGCAAATATCAAGCAGGACGTTGCACCGCTCTTGGGTGCGACTGAGCCGGAAGTACCTCCGTTCCAATGGCCTCGGTCATATCAGTACGAGCAAATGATGAAGTTGTACGTCAAGCGACCGTCACACCACAACATTTTGCTCGGCGTTCGGTATGATGATGATGGCAATGAGTCGCCGGTGGTCGAGGATATGGAGGATCTGATTCACATAATGATTGGTGGGCGGTCGGGCTTCGGGAAGTCAAACCTGGAATACGTCATTGCACGGCAGCTAGTGGATAGCATTGACGACTGTCGCCTTGCGTTTGTGGACTATGCCGGGATGACACTGAAACCGCTTGAGCAATCACCGCGTGTTCTGTGGCCCACTGCGACGGATGATAAGAGCACGCTGCCCGTGCTGCGGAATGTTGTGCAAGAGCTTGAGCGCAGAAAGTCTCTTTTTGCAGACTGCCCAGGTGTACAGCGATTGAGCCAGTACAACTCACTCGACCGTGAACCGCTCGTGCCGTGGTATCTGTTCCTGGACGAGACAAGCCAATGCCTACGAAATAAGGAATTGGCTGAAATGCTGACGGTTATCTCTGAGCAGGCGCGCAAATTCGGGCTTGGCATTGTTGGCGCTGGTACAACCTGGCATGCAACTGTTGCGCCTGAGCCATTCCGGGTCAATTTTGCCACACGGGCGGCTGTATACTGTTCTGCGGTGACTAGCCGCGTTGTGCTGGATCAAGATTCGTCTGCGTCTGACCTGGAACGCCCCGGCCTTGCCTGTGTGATGCTGCCCGGAAAAACTGGCGTATCGCGCATTCTGACACCGGAGGTTGAATTTAGAGTAGTCGATGGCGACGGACCGCTGATGGAATTGGATGTCGCACCAGAGCCATTAAGCGCGGGCGATAAACAAAAACGAATTCTTGAATTGCACCAGCAAGGCCAAAGTAACCGACAGATTGAGCGTGCTGTCTTTGGCTACACTGGCGGACACGCAACCACTCGCGTGAATGAGGCTATTGGCACTGCTACGATGTAGTAAAAGTCGCAGTTATCCCAAATAGGCCATTTGGGATATTTGGGATGTCGTAGTAGTGGCTTTACAGAAAATTTACACAAGGAGATCACATGATAGTATTATTGGCGCTCGGCTTGTTGTGCACACTGGTTGGAGTCATTGGAATTTATAATCTCGGCGCACAGTCCCGAACCATCAATGTGAATTTGTCCGGCGACTTGCACATCGGAAACGGAATCAGAGTTCCAGAAGGCGCAATAGTCATCCCGGCCAGAGCACATTGACAGTACGGAATATCAAGTTTCCATAAGGAGCACACAATGACCAAAATTGAATGGACGCATAGAGAAGGCACAACAGGCGTTGCCTGGAATCCCGTTACAGGCTGCACTCCCGTCAGCGAGGGCTGCGCGCACTGTTACGCTGCACGTATGGCAAAGCGCCTCGCTGGGCGCTGTGGCTATCCAGCCGCGCCGCACGAGTTCGATGTCACGCTGCACCCGGACAAATTGAACGTGCCGCTACACTGGCGCAAACCACGCACGGTGTTTGTATGCAGCATGAGCGATCTTTTCCACGAGGACGTGTCGGACGATTATATTTACCGGGTGTTCCTGAGAATGGCAGAATGCAACGCGCACACGTTCATTGTGCTTACAAAGCGCGCGGAACGGATGGCCGAATGGATGGACACGAACTGGCCCTATCTCCGGCAGGCGTGGTCGATGCAGAATATCTGGGGGCTCGTCACCGTTGAGAACCAGCAGCACGCCAACGAGCGCATCCCGCATTTACTGCGCTGTCCGTTTACGGTGCGCGGCGTGAGCTACGAACCCGCGCTGGGTCCGGTGGATTTTGGTCTCGCTCCCCTGGACTGGCTGATCTGTGGCGGAGAGTCTGGTCCCGGCGCGCGCCCGATGCATCCCGATTGGGCACGTCAGGCCCGCGACTGGTGCAAGGTCGCTCGCGTGCCATTCTTTTTCAAGCAGTGGGGTGCTTGGCAATTTTTCCATACCGCACCGGATGGCAAGCCGATATATGAGCGTGTCGGCAAAACCCGCGCCGGTCATCTGCTCGACGGAAAAGAGCACCACGAATGGCCGTCAGACTGAATGGCTGGCCTAGTCCACGCCTACCAGATGGGCAGCTTTATAGGCGCACCGAACTCAGCACGCACTGGAAGCCCCAGCGACTTTCAGGAATGCCCGGAATGTGGTCGGAGAATGCGCAAGGGCTACCGGATGTGCCAGTCATGCCACAATGCGCAGCGCATCCTGGCGGGCAAACTCGCTCTAACATAGAAGGACTTGGAGAGCCACCTGCTACCGTTCAGTCATAATACAAGGAGGATACTTTGGGACTAGACGTATACCTGAGGCGTGACATCGCCAACGCGCTACGTGCCACAGCTTGCGCGAGTGAAGGCGCTATCGGGCATTCGCTCAAACTGACGAACACGACAGGCGCGAACCCGGAAACGTATACCAGGGCCGACATGCTGAATGCCTACAAGCAAGGCCAGCACAACACGCTCGTATCGCTCGGTCTGGCGTTTGGCCTAGTGCCTGTGCTGCCCAAAACGTCTACCGATGGCGCACTTGGGCTGCTGTGGGCAGAGATGCCGGATGGGTAGTCGAAAGAGGTCGGTGTTCTACTGATTAGAACACAACCTTAAATTCTCAAAAACACTTGACAAGGCGCGGCGAAATGTGCTATAATACTTGTGAGGTTGAGACGAAACACACAAGGAGATAGAGCAGATGGAAATCAGAGTGAGCAAGATCGAGAAGAGGCAAGGGGCAGTTGCGCAGTTCGAGAGCAGAATGGCGACCTACACCGTTTTTCAGCAAGGCGAGCGTGTTTGGGTGGACGCCTACGGGCGCGGCGGGCGCAAAATTCAGACCCCGCACGTTCGGACGGTCCAGCAGGCGCGCGAATGGTGCGAGAGCCAATGCGCACCGGCGCAACGTCCTGAGGACGCAATCACGATCTAATCCCCCCCCCAGGCCGCCCGGAGCCGCTAATCCGGAAGGTGGCTGCGCTGTTCGTGACGGCGGTATTTCTAGATTAATCCGTCCGCGTCTCGTTCCAATTGGCGGCAGCGCGGCCATTAACAATAGCATAAATCGGCTGGGCGTCATACTCAAAATGTGAGCAGACGCGGAAATGAGCACCAGCGCCGGACACCCGTAACCGGCAACTAGTTTCACCGACATTGCTGGGAGCTTTCGAGGTATCAGGATAGTTCCTGCGCCGGGCAGTGTCAGCGGTTCGACTCCGCTGGATGGCTCCCAGTAGCGCCGGTGTAACCGACGCGACGATGAATGATAGACAGAAAGGAGAGTACCGCTAAATGCCTGGACGCGAAAACGCGCCGACATCGTTGGACGGGCCAGCAACCCGAACCGGCGATGTTCAAAAACTTGGAGGTCGTGATGATAGACATCGGCAAAATTCCCAGCCATGTGCTTGGGGCTATCCGTCAGAACTATGGGGCATTCGATGGCTCCGACAAATCCTATGACTCCAACATTCAGAGCTTGACGCCAGAAGAGGCGTTCGAGTGCTACTGCGAATGGCACGGGTTGCTTGACTGGGTTGCTATTTTGATTAAAACTCTGGACAGTTTATTCAAGGCGGCTGCAACTGATTCGTTCGTCTCATTTGGCGACTGCGCGGCGGTGTGCGCAGAACAGGAGGACCAACCGTGAGCGATAAGACAAGGCTGCCATAGACACAAAGAACTATACGGCATCCCTGCCTGAAAGGAGGTCTGCGACCGCAACGAAAAGAGCCGCCCAGATGGGCGGCTCTTTGCTTTGATATGTTTCGCTATCTCAGTTTCGGTACAAACATGCGAATCGCTTCACGCGCCAAGTCGCCACCTGTGTAGCCAATCATCACCGCACTGGTAAACGACATCCCTATCAGCGCGGACAATGCTCCATCGCTGGTCAGCAAAACGACGGCGTAGCCAATCAGAGCTAGTGCAAACGATGCCAGGTATTTCGCCTCGAATGGAGGCCACTTTGACCACCCGCCGTCACTGATGGCCTGCAACCCGGTTGTCACGTATGGCAAAAGCAGCCTCAGCGCGCAACCAAGTGCCAATACCCCAAAGGCTGATCCCAGTCCTACCCAGTCCATAGACTATCCTCCTACTAGTGGCGAATCGCCGCCAAATGTTTTATACAACATCACCGCCTCTCGTTGAGATAGTGCGATGGCCGCGCACTGGTCACTCAACGCGGCAGCGATTATTCTGCCCACATCATACCACCGCAGCGACTCGTTGTCAAGCCTTTTCTTGACCCACCTTCCGGTACACCGTCACCCGACGCGAGGCTTCTACATCATAGACATCCTCGTGCTTGGTCAGGATGCCACGCGCAACTAGGTCGTCTAGCCACGGACACGCCGCTCCGGTTGTGATGGCGAATCCGTTCATCTGCCTGAACCGCGCTATGTATTCATTCGCTGTAAAGTCGCCCGGTAGTCGTACCACAGGCGTCGTCAATTGAACGATCTCATTCAATATTTCCTCAGTCGTCACCGCCGTATCTGGTTGCGTCACAGAGATTCCTCCACTCGTAGGTCAAGCTCGTGTATCATTGGATGAACGCTGGTCAGTTTGCCGTCAATGATTTCTAGCGCAAGCATGCCGAACTGCTGTGTCATCGCAGACCTCGTTACCTGGCGCGCATAGTCGCCCATCCCGCACCACGACGGTAGCAGGAATGCGTCAAACTGATATTCCACTCCGGCTATAGTCGAGCAGTACGGAACGTGCCTGTATGTGTGCTGATGCGCACGAGTGACCACCCGTGCGTGGACTTCGCTTCTTTGTGTCCACGATGACAGCACTAGGTCGCGCAAATACCACAGCATAGAATTGCCTGCCAGCCACGTCCGACTACCCGGCGATGGGCCGTGATGCGCGTAGTCTATCCGGCAACCATTGACGTTCAAAATGCCGTGGTAGAGCACCTTGAATTGAACGCTTGTGTATTGCGCCTTGAGCACCTGTACGACAGAGACAACTTCGCTGGCCCCTATCCCGTCATGCGCTGCTGTACCCGCAATGAATCGAGCCTGCCGGATATTTGGCAGGCTCAGTATCGGTGCTTGATTTGCGACAGCTATTAGCAGTTGGTTCGATTGTGTTCCATTTCCGACTCTCAAGGTCGGGTGCTTATGACCCTGGACTATATCGCCTTGGTGGATATAGATAACTTCATCGCCCCCTGCCAGTTCTGTGACGGCCTGTATGTCCTTCTCATACCACTTCCATAGTCGTTTTTGCAAAGCCCCCAACTGCGGTGTATACGGTCTGAACTCTCCGCTTTCGTCCTGTTCCAGCAGAGACACGTCTGGATTCATTAGTCCGAGTTTGTTGCCCGCGTGCGTATCGGCTACGAACAGAACAATGACGCGCCGCGACTTTCGTTTTCCCTTTCGTTTGGAGGACAATTTTCGTCTCCTTTGCTTTTATTTGGCGAATGTCACATATAGTGTTATGACAACCGATGCGATAGCGATGATCCAGAGCGTCACGTCTTTGAGCACAGGCCAAATTTTCCATCGCTGGTTGAGCTTATTCGTTTCAGTTTTCATCTCTGCAACTTGCACGTTGAATGCTGCCTTCAGCGCGGTCGTTTGCCGGTGCATCTCTAGTGTCAGGTCTGCGATCTGTTTGATCATACTGGTCGTCAAGCCTTCTACCTGGGTGTGCAACTCTCGCAACTGTATGGCAATGTCCGTCATATCGCCGTTCATCGACACTATTTTATCACGGACTCGTTCCAGATTTGCAGCACACACTCGTGCCTGTTTTTCGATCTGTGCCTGTGAAATCATCTGTACTCGTGACGTGTCTCTATCCTGATTCGACGTATCTGCCATGTCGTGCTCCTATGTTCATTATGTCCTTATTATAGCACAATTGTGCTATTCGATTGTTAAAAAATTATTAGAATACCTTTACCTGCCTGATACAAAATTGTTGACCTAGTTCTGTGCGTGGTGGCGCGTGAATCGAGAGCGTTGAGTCTGCCAAGAAACCCAACCTTAAATTTTACAAAAAGACTTGACAAACTACCTACTAATGTGCTATAATGATTTTGAGATTGAGAGACGAACTAGCACAAGGCCGGGTAGGACCGGCAGAGAGGTAGAAAGATGTTAAACGAAATCATCAATAGCAAATCCGGTATGCCAAATAATGCGCCTCGTATCATTTGCATGGACGGCACAGAGCTGTCAGTGCAAGCCTCAAGCCATCATTACTGCATTCCGCGTACTGGCGGCCCATATACGCATGTTGAGGTCGGTTATCTATCCGATGACCACCCCCCAACTTGGGCGGATTATGCCGACGGCGAATACCCTACCACTGTCTATGGTTGTGTGCCAGTCGAACTCGTGCGCGAGTATGTAGAAGCGCACGGTGGAGAGGCCACTGAGGCTACTACTAGCCTGTTGTCGGTAGAAATGGGGAAACTATCCACCAAGTTACTGGCTGCGATGTACGCGCACTGTCAGACCGACTTGGTCGATGTGGCGAAAAGCATCCTCGCATATGTGCGCGAGGATGAACACATCAAAAGCCTGTTTTGTGCCGAGCTTGAGAAGCTTGATCACTGGTACTTCTTCAGTCTAAATCGGATCTATGAGGATGGATCGATGGATATTCACCTCGATCCATTTGGTATCCCAACTGAGGAAGACGAGTTTAGACAATTGGATAGTCGAATGATCGACTTACCAGGTCCAAGCAACGCGATCTGGCAAGGGTACGTAAAGGCAGCATCGACCAATTCTGCTCATGACCGGATACGTGCCAGCTATTAGCCTCCAGGCCAACCGCGCCTGTTAAAGATCGCCGACTAGCCCCGTACCACGCTAGTCGGCACAGCCGGAGAACCCGGCAGAGAGGTAACTGAGATGACGAAAATAGCAAGACTTATACGATACTTGACCAACGAGCCCTGGTGGGAGAAGAAGGTCCGTGCACTTGACTGGAATGAAGGTGAGGACCCAGAGGCAGTGGCGCTTGTAGCGGTCCACAACGGCTGGATCGACGATTACGATGGGTGCATTCTTCCCGAAGCTTACGGCAAATTGCCGCACCGGATCGCGCACGTTATCACGGCGTTCCTATCTGTATTTGGTGTCTCTGAAGATGGGCGCATTGAGCGCACCGGGGAATTGTACTCCCCAGCAGCCACCTTTCACAAGCTGCACAAGCGCTTGGGTGGTCACGGCACTGGAGCCTATTGAGTTTCCGCCCCTATTCAATTGTTAAAGATCACCGACTAGCCCCGTACCACGCTAGTCGGCACAGCCGGGCAACCGGCAGAGAGGAAGAATGATGTATTGTATATATTGTGGTGACGAGATCTCTGAGAAAGAAAAAGAGTCCGGGTCTTACAAAGAGCGGCACGGTCCCGGTTTGTGCTGCTCGCCGTGTCAATATTGTCGTTGGGGCGTGCCGCACCCCCCATACGTGTGCGGAGACAGAACCCCAGAGAATCTACAGCGGGTCCGGGCGCAGTGGGTAGATGCTTACCCGGAATATCGCTAATATTCAATTGTTAAAGTGCGCCCCGCCACACCCACGGCGGGGCTCTCTCATTCCAACTCCACTGGTGCAAGCACCCACCGCAACCCCGCGAACCATTCCTCCAGTCGCTCGACTACCGTGGTCGCAATTTGTTCCTCGTTGCACGTTCCAGGCTCACACGGTGGGCATTCGGGGCAATTCTGTGGCGGTAACTCGCCACTTTCGGCAACATACCAGCATCGAGCATCGTCCAAGTACACATCGTTGTGCTTGACGGACCATTTGTTCGTCACCAGCACGAACAGCGTCACGCGCTCCGACTCCGCCGTCACGACGCGGCTATAGTACGTCTGATAGCTGCCCGGCGTCCACTCGTACCTGGTCCACTCGATTCCGTGCTCCCACGGCCACGACTGACCCTCAGCGCCAATTCCAAGCGAGACGTACACCTCACCGCTGTGCTGGCCGGGATCGTCGCTGTTGGTGGACCACCCGTGCGCCTGGATTGAAAACTGCACGTCACGATCCTGCTCAACGTCAACCTGTTGTGAAAATGCCGCGTCCATAATGCCATAGAATGCGAATGCGACTTGAGCCCGTTCGCCCTCGGCCACGCGGTTGGGGAACTGCGCTGCCTCAATCGGCTTGAACTCAGGCCGGCGCGTTGGATCGCTGCCTCCTCCGCTCTCAGCCAATGGCGGCAGAGTATTCTCGCGGTAGTGCGACGTCCAGCCCTGCGCGACATAGCCACCCGGCACGGCGCCGTACGGCGACTCAAATCCGGGATTGACGAGCGTGATCTGCTCAGCCGTTGCCCTCGGCAACGCGGCGACACTCGGCGGCAAAAACGCGCAGCACAGCAGCAACGTTATCGAGGCTGCCAAAAAACGGACGGCGGGTCTGTAGGTCTGGTTCATAGCTCACTCCTGAATAGGTGTAGTTGGCGCAGTGGTACGCATGCGCGGTACCCTGCTCGTTGGATACGGTTAGATCGGCCACCACGGCCCCACCGCGGCGCGGACAGCGGTCGCCGGTGGAGTGGTTGTGAAGTTGAATCATTCTGAGCCTCCTGAAATGCTTGCAGGATTATACAAGAAAACGGCCATTTTTGGCCGTTTTTTGTTTGAAACTTGCAGGATTGGGTATTGACAATCTAGACAGAACGTGGTATAATCTAGTCAAGCAAGTGAGGGAAGCGGAACCCCTCAAGAGCAAGAAAAGGAGAATCAAAATGGAACCGCAGGACATCAAGACGATTCAGCTCAGCAAGGACGAGCCAAGTATCAGCGGCGCGAATTCGGCAAGCGGAGCGGCCTACACGGAAGGAACCGAAGCAACCATTTTCCAGGACGATGATGGCGACTACGGCTACTGCCTCCATGGCATCGGGCAGGACGGCAACTATTTTGAGTCTGAGGACGTAGACGGATTCAATACCGCAGACGAGGCCGAGCAGGCCGCCCGCGACAACTGCCGCGCTCAATAGCTAGGCTACATTCGATCCGCTGAGGATTACATACATTCGATCCGTTGAGGATACTGGCTAAGCTAAGCATGCCCGCACCACGCGGGCCACACACAAGGAGACAGGCAAATGGCACGCTTTCAGGTAGTAGGTCCAGGGGGTGATCCCGGAGAATCGGGCATCTATGATCGCCAGACCGGACGACAGGTGGTCGGCTCCTATGAGCTGGCCAAACGCGGATACGACATCCACAACGTCGTTACCTGGAGCGACGAGGCGATCCGAAAATTGGCCGAACGCATTCAGCGCGAGGAACGCCTCGCTGGAGGATGCGTTAAGTTCGATGTGTACGATCTGTAAAAAGGAATTCACCTATGCGCCAACCGCAAATCAGCACCACCGTAGGCCCGCACATCCGAGAGCTGTTCGACCAGTTGGTCGAGCGCTACGGATCGGGCACTGTGGTGCTCTCCATCGCAATCAGCGACTTAGGCCAGAAACACGGCCTAGAACTTGACTGGGAAGCCAAACCTAAAACGGACTCAGTCGACGCTGCACGCGACTGGATGCGTGCAAGTTACTAGAAAACTATTTACTTGTTAAAGTGCGCCCCGCCACACCCACGGCGGGGCTCTCTCATTCCAACTCCACCGGAGCCAACACCCACCGGGCCAACTCCGCCCGCACACCCTCGCGCACCAGCCCCGGCCCCACCTCGGCCAGCACATCACGCACCACTTGCGCAATCGTGTCCATAGTCGGCGGCTCGACCTCATCCACCGGCAGCGGAGGCACGAACCGCAGATACCCCACCCAAACCCCCTCGCGTGGTTGAGCCACAAACGACGTTCGACCGTTGACTACATTCAACACTTGCACCTCGACCAGCACCCCCGACAACCAGTCGAACAGATATAGCTCGTAATCCCCATCGCGCATCCCGCGCACCGCGACACTCTGAGCCTCGCATCGCGCCGTCATCAGCACGTGCTCGCCGTCGCCCCACGAGGCAAGCACGTCCGCGTCGACCTCCACGTGCCCGTCCCAGCACACACCGTCTCCGTCCCATTCTGCTAGATCGACCATATCTGCCAGCACGCTCGTCACACCGGCAATCTCCATCATAGCCGGATCGGCGTACCCACCTGCGACCCAGTTGTTGCGCCTGCTCTCCCGTGTCCCCGGCCACCGCACCGGCCCCATCAGTCCAGGCCCGCCGCACACCGCCAACCACTCGAACAGCTTCGACGGTCCATACGGCGCGGGCTCGTGATACGGCTCAGTCCGTTGCAGCGAATACGGCGCATATTGGCCGACTACGACTTGCTTGTCGGGATAGTGCGTCTGGCATTCCCGCAACCACTCGCGCGCGACCGCGTGATCCCCGTCCGTGTACCAGTTTATGGTCAGCACGTCCACGCTTGGCACATCGTGAACGCGACACACGTTCTGTGCCCACTTTGCGTCCAGGTCGTGCTTCGATCCCGCAAACAGATGCCCGCTCGCCACCGGCGCGCTGTGGTGCGCGTGAATGTACGCCGCGATTCGCTCATTCCACGCTGCCAGCGTGTTGATCTGCGCGGTCAAGTCCGAGTTTTTCGGCAGCTCCCAAAATTCAGCATCTGTCGCTAGCCACGTAAATTCCTCGCACGTTTTCCACAGCCCGACAATGTCCCGCTCTCCAACTGCGTCGATGATGAACTGAATCCGTGCCTCAGCCGCAGCCAAGCACCGCTCATCCGTGAACACCTGCCAACCGTCGACCACATAGCCGCCATTGCGCTCGTTCCAGGCGTGCGCGTGCCAGCCGACGCCGCGAAACTCGGTGTTTTCAAACGGCGTGATCATCAGCCGCACGTTGTACCGTTCTGCCGCGTCGAACAACTGCCGCAGGTTGGACACCTGCCACACGTCGCCCTCTGGCGCTGCGATCTGCGCGTCGTCGCCGTCCGTGGTCCACACGTTGAACGTCTCTGCTGGCGGCGGCTCGACAGACCACGCGACCCGCCCCTCGTCCCAGTAGATTTGTTTGCCTGTGAGCCGCACGCGGATCATGTTCACGCCTGCCTGATTGAGCCGCTTGCACCACTCGTCATAATCTAGTGGATCATCACCCGGTAGTGGACCCAACGTGTCGGGCTGACCAAACAGCCCGCGCTTAAGCTGCGCCGTTTGCCACGCTGCGAATATTGTGGCGTAGCCTCTCAGGTTTGTAAGTTTCATGTTATCCTCCCACTAGCCCCGCCGCGCCAGCCTCAATCCGCTGCAGCAGCGCCTCACACACGCGCTCTACCCGGTCCACACGTGCCTCCAGCTGTAAAATCCGCTCATCCAGCGCCCGCCAGTGATCGCACGTTGGCGTCTCCGGTTCTGGCTCCGGTTCCACCGGCACACTCAACGGCGGCACAGTGTACCCACACCCCACCGCCTCCATAAAGTCGCGGATCACCTCCGGTTTGTCCCGGAACGTCCACCGGTCGTGCTGCCAGCGATACACTGCCAAGCACGAGATCAGCCGGTCCGGGTGTAAGTGATTCCACGTGTCGATCTCCTGGTACGCCTGCCGCACCACACCGCTGTTGCGATTCTGCCACGGTTCAACCATGTCGAACTCGGTCAAATACACCGGCAACCCGGCAAAGCGCGCTTCTATTGCATCCATCCATTCGGTGTAGACTTGAAAACCCCAAAATCGATCTGAGAACGCGCCGCTCATCTTGTCCATACTGCGGATTGCGCCTGGCTCCTGCGCGCGTGCGTAGGCGTGAATCGCAAACCCATCGCAGCTAGTGAGCGCCTTTTGCACATCCTGGAAATACTGAATCCAGTCCCCGTGCTCGTTGTTACGATAGCTCGTCTGCGGGTTCCACGGCGCAACCGCGCCGACAAGCACCTCGTCCCGCTCGTGGCCCGCCAGCGCGTGGATTGCGTTGCGGCATAACTCGTAGCACTCGGCATAGTCCCACGGCCAGATAGTGACGCCTTTCGGTCGCTCGTCGGCGTGGTTCATTTCGTTGCCGATAATCCAGCGCGTGCAACCCTGGCTGCCTGCCACAAAATTCGCCACGCGCTGCGCGAACGCTTCATAGTGCTGAGGCTCTGGAATCGTCCCGTTCGGCTTGTAGCCGTTGTTGAGCCGCGCAATCACCGCATGCCGCGCGCCGCGATAATCTGTCCCGTGTGCGTGGTTCGGGTCATGGCCCAGTTCCTCTGTGCGAATCTCCCATCCGGGCAGCACTATACCGTGCTCGTCGCGCATGCTATAGTCTAGGTCATTCTCACCGTGAATTGCGTACAAGCTGCTCCGCATCATTTAGTCGCCTCCTTTTAGTCCGGGTCCACTGGCGGCACGTACCGCGTCAAATCTTCTGCGACTTCGTACAAGGCGCACTGCTCATTGAACCAATACAGCAATGCTGCGCGAATGCCCAACGTCGCCGTCACAGGCCCGTCGGCACGAACCGTGATCGGACCGTCAATCAGCAGAATCCGCACGCCTGCCGGCAGCGTTACCGTTTGATTCTCTTCCAGCACCACCGGCTGCTCGACCGGCAGCACAACGGATGGATGGTCATCGCCGACTTGTATGCTTCCATCGGCGTTGTAGATTTTGAAATCAGCCGTTGCGACAATCCCGCCATTTTCCGGTTGCACCGACAGCCTGGCGGGGCTGTACTGCTCTGGCGTAAGTCGGAGTCTAACGTCGCTCATTGGTTTCTCCTAGCTCAGTGTGTAGATCGGGATGAAATACGCTTGGTCCGCGATCTGGTTCCCGGTATCTGTAACGTAGACTTTGAGCCACCCCGCGCGCGTCTCGCTGCTTTGATCACCCTCGTCCACAATCGAGCGCGTGAGGTTCCCCGCCGCCGCCTCGCCGTAATAGTGGACAAACGCCTCGTCCACGTCGGCCTGGTCCAGCAGCAGCACCTCGATTCCACCCGCCGCGCTGCTCTGGTCTACGTGTAGCTGTGCCAGCGTGTTGGTGAACGAGTCCGCAATTTTGACGCGGCCCGTCTCGGCAACACGCATCCGCTCCGCCGCTGTCACGCTAGAGGTTGGCGCCGTGTAAAATCCCAGGCTCGTACCCATCGCCGCGTCGGTGAAATTCTCGGCGGCGTCTACCTGGACAAATCCAGTAGACGCGGCTGCGAACCCAGTCGCGCCATACCCGCCCGCGCCCAGCCTTCCTAGAATATCGCCGCTTTGCGCTGCCGTGGGCGTGCCCCGCGTGCCCTGCGCACGTCGGCCTCTGAAGATCGGATAGTCGGCAGCGTCCGCGCCATAGGCGAACGCCTGATACACTGCTGCGCTACCATCGTTCGACACACCGATGTTGTTATCAAGCACCGTGAGGCTGGCCGTCATCAGCGCGTCGGGCGCTGTTCCGCCTACGATCACGTGCGCGTCCTGGAACTCGATCTGGTCCGTGCCCTGGTCATCGAACGTAATCCGCCCTGCGGCTGCGCCCAGCCCGATCCCGGTATCATCGGCCATCGTGACAAATGACCCGGATAGCACGTCGAGCGAGTTGGCCGTGAACGTGAAATCCTCAGCGCCGTTGATCGAGATACTGAGTTCGCCGCCCGCACCGGCTAGAACGAACGCCGCTGTATCATTCGCCGCCTCGGTCAACGTGAGCAGGTCCGCGCCCCCGACGTGGAACGTGATCTCGTCATCGGTAAAATTCACATAGGTGTCTGTGTCGCCGCTGTGAATGATGTACTGTGGCACAATCAGCTCGTTGCCGACCGTCGCGTTGCCGTTTGAGTCCACGCCAAATGCAAAGCCGCCCGCGCTGTCTTGTACGAGGAACGAGCTTACCCCGGCTGCCTCAGAAAGTAGAAGGCGAAAGTCACCGTTCGTGTCGTCCGCCAGCAGTTTAATCTCGTCGTCGCTGCCCGTGATAAAATACAGCAGTGGCGAGTTGCCGCTGCCATCATCCATTATGATGTCGTCGGTGTGGGTGTGGACGCCGGTCCAGGCGTCGAACGTCGCGTCCAGATCGATCCGCAGGTCGCCGCCGCTGAACTCAAGTCCGCTCCACGCTGCAACCAGATCGACGACCAGATCATAGTCCCCATTCGCGCCGCTGTCTGTGCCTGCCAGGCCATTGCCTGGAACGAATCTGCGTTCCGCGCTCAAATCGCCGTCCAGGGCCAGCGTGAGGTACTGCGCGTCCGCAGGCGCCGCGCCGATGTCTACGAAAGTGCCGGGGATGTAGCGCGTGCCGTCGCCGACCAGCACCGCGCCTGCCGCCACGCCGTCCGCGTGGATGATACCCAGGCCAGAGGCGATGTACAAGTCACCGTCAAGCAGACTTAGGTGCTTCGTCAGCGTCCACTTGTCGTCCGATTCGTCCCATGCCAACGTCGGTGCGCCGGTCACATCCAGTTGCAGAATCGCCGGGAAGTCTTGATCCGCGCCGTCCATCGAGCAGATGATATGTTGCTCGGACACGTCGCCCTGATCGAGTAGTAGCACGGGCTGTCCGCCGCTTGCGCTGCTCTGGTCCACGTCCAGCGCCGCACCTGTGCCGGTCGTGCCAACGGACAGAAAGCCTCTCAGGATATTTTGTGCCGTGCCGTCTTGGTATACGCCATAATTGATCCCGGTACGCTCGTCGATGTACAGGCCATAGGCGTTGCCCGTTACAGTCCCGTCGCAATCCATGACGATCCGGTTGCCAAACACGTCCCCGCTCACGGTGTTGGCGGCTTCCTGGTCAACGAACACCTCAATCCCCACCGCATCATCCGTCACCGTTCCGGCATTCAGGTCGAGATTATAGTATCCGACTTGAGCATCGCGCTTGTTGCCGACCGCGCCCACGCTGCCGTCATCGATTTGCACCTCTGCGAAAAATCCACGCGCGTGCCCGATTGTACCGCCGCTCTGATTCAACCGAACGAACAGGGACATGCCCAACAGCGCGTCGTCGTGGTCCGTCGCTCCCGCCGTTTTCGCCAGGTCGAGATCGATCCCGCTCGCGGCAGTGGTTGTGTCCAGCGCCGTGTTTTGCAAGTTCAGAATGATAGAATCGATGACACTGGCATTTGGCCCCGCTGCTATGTGGCCAAGGAAATCCGCGTTCCCGTCCGCGTCCACATAGGCTACGTCGGCGTCACCGCTATCGCGCCAGATAAATTGACTGTCCGTATCCGATGCCGGAAACTTGACGACAAAATCAGAGTCGCCCGCTGTGCCATCGTCCTCTAGCCATAGCGAGAATGTGTCATCGTTTGAGCCGCCAACAAAATTCAGAGACGGACTATCGCCCGCGCCATCATCCATCGACAAGTTACCGACCAACGTCGGAGATGTATCACTGATAATATCTGTTCCATCACCAATGAGCACGCCGCCTTCCGTGCTCGCATCGTAGCTGGCCCACACCGGCCCGGCTTCTCCGCGTATGATATGCCCGCGTGCGCCTGGTGGAATTGGATAGTTGGCATTGGCTGCTATTGGAATGAATCGCGTGCCGTCGCCGCCCAGTACCAAGCCTGCCGCCACGCCGTCCGCGTGGATGATACCCAGCCCGGAGGCAAAGTGCAGATCACCGTCTACCAGCGAGAAATCGTCCGTGATGTCCCACGAGTTGTCCGATTCGTCCCATGCCAACGTCGGTGCGCCGGTCACATCCAGTTGCAGAATCGCCGGGAAGTCTTGATCCGCGCCGTCCATCGAGCAAACGATATGTTGCTCGGACACGTCGCCCTGATCGAGTAGTAGCACGGGCTGTCCGCCGCTTGCGCTGCTCTGATCAACGTGGAGTTGAGCTAAAATCGTATCATCGCCGCCGATTTTGGTATCGCCGCCGAGTTTGCTGTCTGCGTCTGAGTCGTGGTAGATTGCCCAATCGACACCGGAACGCTCGTTCAGATACAGCATCCGAACCGCGCCGGTTGTCGTACCATCCATATCCATTCGGATGCGGATCCCGTTTGCAGTGCCGCTTACGGTGTTCGCTGCCTCCTGGTCCACGAACACCGTGATACCATAGGCGTCTTGCCAAACTTGCCCGCCGTTCAGATCAGTGATAATGTTCATCGCACGCATATCTTTAGGCGTGCCTACGCTGCCAACGTTTCCGTCTTTCAATCGGGCAATGCCATAGATGCCCGTTGTGTCTCCGACCGTGCCTCCAGCCTGGTTCAACGTTGCCGTGAACGCCAGCCCTACCCACTCGTCTGCCTCGTCTGTCGCGCCTGCTGTTTTCGTCGTGGTGAGTTGCAGGCCGTAATAGGTACTGGCCGTGTCTACTGTTGCATCCGAGATCGCTACGATGGTATTAGCAGATATGCCCGCGCTGGCCCCCACAGCTAGATGCGCTTCAAAGTCTGCGTTTCCGGCGGCGTCCACATAGGCTACATTAGAATCGCCCTCGTCGCGCCAAATGAACCGGCTGTCCGTATCCGCCGCCGGGAACTTGACGACAAAATCAGAGTCGCCCGCTGTGCCATCGTCCTCTAGCCATAGCGAGAACGTGTCATCGTTCGAGCCACCGACGAAATGGATCGCTGGGCTGTCGCCTGCGTCATCGTCCCAGGTGTGATCGCCGGTCCACGTCGGTGTTTGATCCCAGACCACATCGTCGGCGTCCGTGGTCAGCGCATAGCCAGCCGCGCCTGGATGTGCCAATCGCTGCCATGTAATCGTCGCCGTGCCCTGGCCCGACATGAGGTCGCCGCGCTGTACTGCTGCTGCTGTGGAGTCTAGGTGTGTAGAGGATAGTATCTGATGTGATGCCGCGCCGCTTCCACCTGCGATATACTGCCAAGCCGTTGCACCGTCTGAGTTGACGTACAAGTCGTCGCCCACCGTATCCCAAAAAAACACACCCTCTGCGGCTGTATGGTCTGGTACAGCGGTTCCGGTGTGCATGCTGGAATATTCGTTCCTGGAATTTACACGGCGTTCCAGCGCGCGCATCTGTCTATAAACTTGCTCGTTGACGCGCTCAGTCATTGCTCTCCCATTCCACACGAGCGTCTATGGTTTCCTTGCCTGCTTCCACAGTAATTGACACCGACCGGACTATCGACTCGAATCGCCGTCCGAGAAATTCTGCATTGACCTTGTCGCCATACTGCCAGTCAACGCCATATCTCGCACCATCGGTGTCGATGATTTTCCCGCCAAACCGACGAATTGGACGAGCTTGTGCAAGCGCATCGTTCGCCACCTTGTCCACCTCGTCATCGTCTCTGGCATCATTCGCATCTATGTAGCCCTCGACCCGCCCGAACCTGCTTTGCTCAGATCGTTCTGTGTCTTCTACCTCTCGCTTGCGCCGACTTGACCCGGTGCTCTGGCCTAGAGCATAGATGTAGTTTTGAGCATTCGTTGCGTCAAACTCGTAGAATGCCTGTGACAATGAGCCCTTCTCCCGACTCAATACCATGTAATCGCCTGTACGGTCGCTTCCAGGTTGCCCGGTATAGGTTAGAAACCGACAAGTAAAGGATGTAGCCGTGATCGAATCCAGAACAACGTCAAAGAAAACTTCTGTTCCCGCCGCCCGGCTTGCTTTGCTGATGCGCTTGAATTCTGCAAATACGTTTTGCCATTCCGACCGGACAAATACGATAGGCCCCTTTGACACAGCAGACCCGCTTGTAAAGAAGTCCAGGTTGCGGTCTGTGTCTACTGCGCTGATCAAGTTTTCGTCCACGAACTCTGTCATTAGATCGTCTGCGTATCCGGTTTTCTCAGTAAAAGCCAGCCCACCCGCATAGGCTACGATTCGCCGCTTGAGCAAGTCTTTGAATCCCGGTCCTCCTACTCGCAAGCGCAGCAACCCGGAACTGGCCTCTTCATAGCGGTAGTATCGCACGATGAATGCTCGTTCTAGGGTCATTCGTGTTCCCGCTGAGGATCTCCAAATCTGAACAACGCTATCAGGCTCTAGCAGCCTATCATCGAACCCTTTGCTTGGCATATCTAGTATGAATTGGCCCATATCGTTGACGACGATGGAATATTGCATGCGTACAAAGTTGTCCAGCAGCGCCAGCCTTGCACCCTTGTCGTTTGTCAACCAGACTTCATATTCACCCGACATCAGTCATATCCCGCATAGGTGTCTTTCCAAATCAAGTACCCGCTTGCAACCGCCCCCGCACTTTGATAGACAAACGAGTTAATAATGTTGTCTCCTGGCATCAGTGACCATTGCCCAAGCGTGCTTCCTGGAAGAACAGCATCAAATCGTCGTCCATAGAATGAGCTTATGATGTCCTTCGACTTTGGCTCTAGGTCTATCGTGATAGTCTCTCCATTTTGTAGTGCGTATGTCATCCAAATTGTCTTTCCAGTCGAGACATTCCGCAGCGTTCTCATATATGCAGGTGTCGCGCCGGACCTAGCAACGATGAACCTTGGATAGGCCGGAACCGACCCCTCATTTGTCACAGTATCTTTTCCTGCGTGGTATCTTGTTCCCGCTCCGCCTGTTACACTCCATCCTAGATAAACATCGTAGTTATCGTCTCTGCGGCTGGCTTCTCCTAATGCAACAGAAAACCCCACAGACGATAGATCAATTCCAGGAAACACCCACGATGCTCCGTTCCAAATCAAAACGCCAGTTGATAGGGTTATGCCACCATAGATATCATAGTACACATCAAATGCCCCGACTGCCCACAGAAGGCGGTCTGGGCCGAACTGCATTTTCCACACGATGTCATTCAGCAAATCATTTGTCCCGACTGAAAGCCATCTGCTCCCGTTCCACCGCGCGATATAGTTCGCGGTTTCCCCACCTGCCGTGGTGAAATTCCCACCCACGTAAACATCATCATTGGTGTCTATCGCCAGCGAATATGCAGTGTCGTTTAATCCTGTCCCTAGCGCTGTCCAGGTAGAACCATCATATTTGACGATTCCTGCCGCTGCCGTTCCTCCATTCACGCTTGTGAAACTCCCAGCAAAATAAATGTTGTTCTGCGAATCTACTGCAACCGCATAGACTGTTCCGTCATCTATCCCGCTGCCTACAGCGTTCCATGCAGCCCCGTCCCACATTGCTACTCGCGCCGTGTTCGCTACCCCGCCCATTCCGGTAAATGCGCCAACCGCGTATAAGTTACCTGCTAGATCAAATGCTAAACCGCGAACATCGACCGTAGCCGATACGCCCGTTCCTAGTGCAGACCACGTACTGGTACTGATTGTATAAAGCGCTACCCCGTCCGTGTTTGCCTGCGCGCCTGCTCCCGTGAATGTCCCTCCTGCGTATAATGAATCGCCGTCCGCACCCAGAACAATCGCATAGGCTGTACCGTTGTCAATTCCATCTCCCGCGTCCCAGTCCCAAGTATCAGTTAGTGGTGTATACCGTCCTATGCGGTCGGCGTCAGCATCTCCGTCCAAGTTCGTAAAATTACCTACAACATACAGACGGTGATCTGGCGCAATGAGCATGTCATAGAACATCGTCGTGCCTGCTTCTGCGTCTGCTGGAGCACCCAGGCCATACCATCGTTCTGGATATGGACATGATTCATTCACGAGCCGACCAATGACCTTATTTGTACTTTCGCCGGTTTCCAGCGTGAGCACTTTACTGCTCTCTCCAATTTCATACCAGTACGGGTCATTCGCTACGAATCGTAGGCCCACATCTTCCATTACAATGTTATCTGGCTCGACATTTCCTTGCAGTCCGCTTTCATAGTGTGCTGAGATTTGCTTGACCACTGCGCCGCCAGTGTACCAGATGCGAACCGCCTGATATTCGTCGTTGAGCTTTGGATAAGCCGATGGCAACAAGATGTCTTCCAAGTTGCGCCGAACTGTATGCAAGCTACAACCCGACCCGGTTGCGCGAAGTGGGCCAGACAGCATAAACGGTCGAGCTGGATATTGAATGTTGTCCAACTGCCCGCCCGGCAAGTTCGCGTATCCGTTCACTCGCAGAGCATGCGGCGTGACACCTGCGCCCGCCTCACTCGCTACGCCAAAGTAGTAATCGTCTTTTAGGTCCATCACCCTCCCGCCCGCGCGGGAATATACCGACCGAGTAGACGAACTACCGTGCTCTGATTGATCCCACGCACAGCCCTCTTGTGTTCCATCCACGTATGTCGTCCAATACGCCGCCGCTTCCACCTGAACGCCGTCGATGTAGAACGACCCTGCGCCTGCCCCATCCTGATAGATGTACAGCGTCGTCGATGCGTTTGCCTGAGCCGCCACAAACGATGCTCCATACAAAGACCAGTTCTCGTCCATTTCCATAATCAGGCTTGGCGTTGTCCAGTTGGCGTTATCCAGCGACCAGTCCCACGCGCTAGGCAGCGTGCCGCGCACGCGCAATGTGACATAATGAACTGCGTTACTGAGTGCGCTCAACGCCAGCGTCATACCCTCATTGTCTCCGCTTGTCTGGACCCAATAGCTATATAGACCGTAGTGGCTATACGTCGTGCTTTGCGCCGCAGACCCACCGACTGCTGCAAAGTTGCCCGCAATTTCTGCCGATGGATTTAGGACCATGTTCTGTGCAAGTTCCGGTACAACTATTTTCCAATTGCTCATCAATACCTCTCCGCTCCCGACCGACAGCACCAGAACTATCGGGATAAAAACACGAAATACGACACGATTCATTGGCTATCCTGCTCCTAACGCCGCCAGCTCTGAGTAGTCTTGCAGATATGTGCTTGTCGTGGCCGATGTCGTGACATTTAATGTGTTGTTTGTTATCCGGTTGTCTGCGCCCGCCTGTCCTATTTGCGGGAATGACAATTCAGACATCGCTCTGCCGAACCCCGGCAACTCCTGTCGAGACAACTCGGCCATCAGGTCACGCGTGTTCGTCAGCATTTGCTCAATCGGTGATGGAGAATGGCGCTGTGCCCAATCCGGCAACTTTGTTTTGGCCCACTCCTTTAGCTTGTCTATAAACTTGACGATTTTATCTGTCGTGTCTTTGATAAGCCCTTTTAGATTTTCAAATGTTTCTACAAGCCCATCTAGGACTTTATCTTTCGTATCCTTGATAGCACCTGAGATTTTTTCCCAAGCTGTTAGAAATGAGCCTTCGAGTGTATCACCAATGGTTTTTAGGAGCGGCTGAATGTCATCTTTCCATATATCGCGCAGCTTTTCGAAAATATCCATCACGCTGTCCTTGACAAAGTCATAGACCTTCGTCAGCGCTGGAACAAGCACTTCCTCAAACAACCTGCGCAGTTCCTCGATCTTGGGTTCAATGTGATCACGCCAGAAATCGCGTAGTTTTTCGAAAATATCAATCACTTTTTCTTTGACAGACGATGCTAATTCATTAAATTTATCAACTAATTTGTCTTTCAATGCTATGGCTAGTTCTTTGGACAAATCTAGCAAGTCTTTGAACATTTCCCATGCTTGGCCGCCCCAAACAACAATAGCAGCAATACCGGCTATCAGCAAAACAATCGGGTTGGTTAAGAGCAAAATCGCGCCTACTAGAATACCTGCCACTACAGCCACCACGCCCATCACTCCCGCAAACTTGCCCAAGTTTTGCAAAGCCTCTGGTGGAATAAACTTTTTGATTTCTTCTATGATAGGAACAACTTTTTCGTCCCAGAACTCCCGCACTGTCGTAGTGAACGTTTCCCACGTAGACTGTAACTCTGCTAATGGCCCTTCCTTCAGCCGCGTCCACTCATCTATCACTGGCTGGAACATCCCTAGCAGCTTTTCCTTGATACTTTCCTTGGCATTCTCGAATGCAGTCGAAAGGCTACTCGCTATACCTCCCTCTCCGCTAAATATTGGTATTGGTATCTCTGGTGGTTCCAATTCACCAGTTAGCCCATCTGCCAGCCCATCAGTCAATCCGCCAATGGCAGCCGTCAACGAGTCGGTGACTTCCGACATCGGCTCCGTCATCTTGAACATCTGGTCGATGATTTTTTGCTGTAACGCTACCTGTTCTTGTAGTGGACTGAGTGCCTTTTGCGCTTCTTCGGCTTGTGATTCCGTCGCGTCTACCTGGTCATCTGCGAGGTCTAGCGCCTTTTCCGCTTCGGCAAACTCGGCCCGCTTGGCTGCGAGGACCGATTCATCCGCGCCCGCTGCCAGCAGTTTGTTGTATTCGTCAGCCAGCTTTGAGACGTTATCCTGAGCATCTTTTTGAGCTGACCTTGCCCTTTCAAGAGATTCCTCTGCTTCTTGGACCGCCTTCGTTGCTGCCGCGAGTTTGAACTGTCGTTTGGCAAGTTCCGCAATGTCCTTTCCGTATGCTCCCGTTGTTTTTTCCAGTTGCTTGAAAATACCATCTGTCATGTCGCCTGTCGCTGCCGCTTTTGCCAGACCTTCGGACAGACCGCGAAACATCTCAGCGCTGCCCTTTTCGGACATATCGCCCGAATCGACCAACCGAGATAGTGCCGTGCTAATTGGTCCCTGCATCGTATCCAGGATGCCAAAGTCGGCTTGCGTCATGTTGTGAAGGTACAAGTTCATCGACGATTGCGCCCACTTGTCCAGGTTTGGCATAATCTTCGGTGGCGATGATGGAGCCAGCCAGCTTTGCAGGATTCCGCCGATGAATTGCATTGCCTGAGTCAGTGCCGCTGCCGCACCTTGTACCATTCCAGACGCAAACTCGGTGACGACCTGAATGCCCCACTTGAGTGCCCTTGATGCCATCTCGGACCATTTGTTGACCAGCTTGTCAACAGACGACTTACCCACGTCCTCGATAACCGGAACCATATTGCCCAGCCCGTCAGTGGTAAAGTTGACAAACTGCGCCGTCGCCTGCGCTGCCGTATCGAATTTGCTTACCCAGCCCTCAACCAATCCGAGTACAACTGAGATAGCAGGCGCTATCTTGTTCACAAGAATGTCTTGCAGTGGAGGTAGTACAAGATTCGCCAATTTGAGCAGGATACCTGTCGCCTGACCCAACACCGGAGAAAGGCCAACGGCAACTTGATCCTTGAAATTCTGAATGACAGCACCAAGCCCCGCGACCTTTTCCGACGTCGTCATGCCCGCGCCGCCAGTCTGCGCAATGAGTTTGTTTGTTGCCTCAACCGTGGCGTTTAGGATCGCGACTGACTTTTCTTCACTGGTCAGGTCTTTGACCGCCTTCCCGACTTTGGCGGCCATGGCCTCGTTCGCCTCACCCATTTTCAACACGATGCCCGTGTTGTCAATGAGCATCGGACTTGAGCGTTTCACGCCAGTTACGAGGGACTGAAACATGAACTCGGCAGATCCGCCCGTAGCCGCCGCAGCGGCACGCGCGCCTGCAAGTAAGGTCGGCAGATTCTTGCCAAACTCTTTTCCGAGCATCTGACCCGCACCGGTTAGGGCGACGTTGGCCTGCGTCATCATCTCAAATTCGCTGATGGTCCCGCCTGACGCCCGTTGCATTGCAGACAGGTTGACGCCGAACTGAGCGGCATTGCGATTGAATGCGGCAGCAATACCCGGCAAGCCCGCACCCGCCTTGACCGTATTGACCAGGCCACCCGCTGCGCTCTTTGCGGCCTGCGCTAGAAAGCCAAGCCCCTTCGTCACCACTGCGGTAGACAGCGCCGACTTCATCTTTTCGCCCCAGGACGTCGCAGTTTTGATGCTCTGTCCCATAGCGTTATTAAACTGGTCTGAATCTAGGACTAGTCTTGAAACAAGTCTAGCAACTTCGATTGAACCGGCCATCAGCGTCCCTTGAGATTAGCCTATATCGGCCCATCTCGCTTCTTTTTCCATTCCGGTCGATTGTCTTGTATGTTGCCACCGAACAGACTGGCTAGATTTTTCATAGCGCCTAGTGCCTGTTGTGGCGTCTTCAGTCGTGGAGCCTGCCGCTTCTTGAACTGCGGCATAAAGTCCTTGAGCTTTGGCTTTCTGCCTTTCTTGCCGCGCCACATATTTGCCATCGTAAACGCGACCATCGCCGCTCGCCAGTCGGCACGTTCTTCGTCCCACGGGTCTATTTCTGCATATGCAATCCACTCGCGGTAGACCCGTTGTGGCATCACCGACAGCATAGCGTCGGGGTTGGGCCACCCAAGCGCCAGCGCAAGTCGAAACTCGAACTGGCGCATGGGCGTCAGTTTGGGGATTCCTGCTCTTCCCCTTCCTCGTCCTCGTCTCCGGTCAACCCGGACAGGTCATAGACGGCATTAGCGATACTCGCTAGGCCAGCATAGAACGATGCCCGTTTGCCACGCTTGCGCAAGGTTGCCTTGTCCTTGTTCTCGAACACGGGCTCGCCTTTGTCATCGACGCAGCACCATACAACCACGTCGTAGGTGTAATCGAGCGCTTGACTGACTGCCTCTCTACCTTCGGCCTGATTCATATCCAGGCCAACTCTTTGGAACTCTTCGGCAGACAGTTCGCGCACGCGAACCTCGACGCCTTTGCCCCATTCCGGCACGGCAACGACGGCCATCTTGAACCCCTGCTCTGCGATATCAAAAATCGCTGCTTTATCCAGCAGTGGCATGTAAAAAACCTTTCAGCCTCTATAACATTTTGTTATGTCGGCACTAGACGCTAGGTGATCGCCAGCGTCGGCTTGCCCGAAATCTTGATTGTGAGTTCAGCAGTCAGCACATCGTCCATCGGGTCGTCTACGTCGAACCCGCTCACAAAGCCGTCGAACGTGAACGTAGCCGTCCCGCCGCAACCGTCTAGCTGCCACTGCCACGTAGCGAGCGTGCATTGCTCTGTCTCAAAGTCGGACAGCAGGCCCGTACCCGCCGTCTGCGCGTGCGTGGTATCAGCAATCGGATCCCAGGTCAGGCCGAACGAGATAGCGCCCGGGTCCACGCGCCCGCCGATGTACTCATTGTAGTATGTGGTCATACTGCGATCCGCAATCTCGATTTCATTGCGGCTAATAGACGGGCCGGACATGTCCCTAATCTTTGCGATGTTGGTATAGGAAGTGCCGCCTGCTGGATCCCAGCCAAGCGTTCCTAAGTGCCCCGGATGATTTGCCATCGTATCTATTCCTTTGAACCGCCAATGTCATCATTGCGATTCTACAATTACCAGCGGCTTCTCCACCGCTGCCAAAAAACTCGATTGTCCATTGAAAACCACGGCTCGTGTGGTTCGTGCAGTCCGTGGTCCACGTATACAGAAGGTATCCACAGCGCTCGTTTGTTATGGTCCCTCTGCGCTCTCCACTGCCAGTCTACGTCACTGCCATAGTGCCTGAACGTTTCATCAAGCGGACCAAGCGCCTGGATTGCCGCCCGCTTGACAACGAGACAAAAACCCGCGCAATGGCTGACCACCTGCGGTTGGCGCTCGTCGTTTGGCCGTCCTGTATTCTGCGGCGCTGTTCTGCATGGTCCCGACGGCCCCGCGAACCAGCAATCTGAGCGCTTCTCCAATTCGTCCCATAGCGTTGCCAACCATCCTATCCGAACGATACAGTCATCGTTCAGGATACACACGTCATCCGTCGCCGTCCAACTCTGGTCCTGATTCTGTCGCGTCAACGGCAGGTGTCGATTCACGTTCCTCGTCCACCCGCTCCTGCTTTCGTCCACTGCAACCACGGCACGGACGTTTTCTAGTCCAGCCAGTAGCAAAGCCTGATTTCGCGCTTTCATCCCCATCCCCCGGTCCAGCGTCGGAACGATGATCAACATGGTTATAGTGCCTCAGACCTTTCTCTAGCCAGTTCAATGCTGGCGTGATAACGCGCTTGTGCCCCGGTATATCCAGACCTTCATAGCAGTAGTCGTGTAGGTTGAGAAGCTCTGTGACCGGCTCTTCGAGCAGCTTGTCATAGTCCACCTGATAGACCATACCTGGAAAATTGCCAAGCTGGTACAGAAGCGCCTTGCGCCATTTTTCCATCAGCGCCCGCGCCTCGTCCTCTGTCATCGGCCAGCGTCCGTGATAGGCTAGTTCGGTGTGTCGCTTGAACGACTTGACGATGTTCTCAAAGTCTCGATGTGCCCAGACGACACGCAGTTCGGTGTCTGTTTCCGCGAACAAAGGCCAGATGTGATTGAAGGTAAAGGCCATGCGAGGCCCCTTGACTCCAAATATCGGCGCGCGGCTGCATTTGGCTATCAATCGACGATAGGCGTCAAGCTGTGTTGGCGTAGCATCCATCCAGCGGACGGTATACCTTTCGCCTCCGATTTGCTTGTTTATACGCTGCCACGCAAGCGATTCATAGTAGCCGTTTTCATTTAGGATGTCAGCCACCTGTAGACGTTCACCCATATTGACCCCAAGCCGGTGAAGGCTCCCAGCCAGTGCTGATGATCCGCTGCGCGGACAACTCAATATAAAAATTGCGCGTGACTTGTTCTTCATACCAAGTACCCTTCCCACTTCTTCGCCATCATCGGGTTTTGAATCCCTTCTCGCTCCAATAGTGAAGCGGCTTGATGAAACGCTTGAAACACTGGCGGCATATTCATATCGTCCAGACAGATGACCCGCGCCGACCGAACTGCCATCACATCACAAAGCACTTCTGCGTGCTTGTGCAATCCATCCACCAACGCAAAGGCCCACTCGCGCCCTTGTAATGCTCGAATCGCTACCGGGCTTTGCGACTCTACTCTCAACACATCCAGCACGCCGTTCTCTCTCCACTTCTCTGTTCGCGCCTTGAACCTGCTGTACTCGTGCCCTTGACAGTTCTGCGTTCCTGGCGTCCACGGATCCACGACGAGCACGCGCCTGCCGTACCGCGCTGCAATCTTGCAGAACTCAACCGTTGAATCGCCTTCCATCGCGCCTATTTCTACGATGTCTCCCGGTCCCGCCTCCACTGCGGCTTGCGCTGCTTGAATCCACCTGGCGCGGCGCTGTATCCTGTGGTCATCCGTGCCGGTGTCCATTGCCAGTATCTCGCGTATGCGGTTGGTCAACTCGGCCTTGTCCACCCGTCCCTCTTCTCACATTTCAAATTGATGCGGAACTTTTCCCAGTCGTAGTCGAGTGCTTCCAGTTCGTCTAGCAAGTCGTCTGTTGTCCGTCCGTGCTCGGCCAGCGTCGGACCGTGTATCTCGATGAACAGGAATGGCACGGTCTGAAACAGTTCAGCGCCTCCCTCCAAGATGTCTACCTCTGTTCCCTGCGTGTCCACCTTGACTAGCTGGACATCCGGCCTACCTGCTTCGTTCCACCACGTATCAAGCGTCGTGACTTTGACTGACTCTGTCTGAGACTCCACTTTCTTGTTCAGCGCCTCGTAAAAGTTTGGCCTATCCGCAATGCTGGCCCATCCCGCGATAGACGGGTCAACCGGGTATTTGAGCACTGCGTCTCCCTGGCTCGAACTCACGGCCAGCCGATGCAACTCAATGTCTACCTGGTTGACTTCTGCCATCTCTACCAGCGCGTCAGCGACCCGCGTCTGTGGCTCGAATGCCACGCACCGCGCATCCTCTACGCCCAGCAACGTGGCGATACACAGCGCCCCCACGTTTGCGCCCACGTCTACTAGCAGACCGCTCGGCGTCATCTTGGATACCATCCACTCGACGTTTGGCGGATTCCCAGCCAGCTTGTTCGGGCAGTATCGCAGTGCCTCTTCTATCCAGATCATGCGCCCTTCTCCACAAGTTGTCCCTTCTCGGTCAGTTTCCAGGTCGCACTATTCAACGTCCCCGGCTTTTCAAATTCCACAAGCGCCTGTTGCCATATCGCTTGGTTGCGCATGACCTCGCCTTGCGGTTTGTGCTTCGCGTGCTGCTGATGGTATACAACCGTGAACCCTGTCGCGTCGATGATAGGCAGTTTCTCTTGCTTATCTGCCCAACTCACAATCCAGTTATCCCACGCTGTCCGGCCTACTCCGAACGGTGGAATGTCTCTCAGCCAGTCGCCGCGATAGCAAAACACGTCGATGCCTGAACGGGTATAGTCTGTAAATGGCAGGTCTTTTATCATGCCGTGCCAATCTTCAGAGAAGTCCAGTTCGTCGTCTACCTGGATATTCCGCCTACGTGTGATGAGCAGAAAGTTGCTGAACCTATCTTCCACTGCCTGTACTGCTGTAGCGAACTGCGGTTCTAGGACGATGTCTGCGTTAATCAAGCAACGTGTGTCTCTTGACCTTGCCAGCTTGTGCGCACTGTCTATCACGTCTGGCAGCAATGGCGCTCCCTTTTCTGTTCGCCTCATTGGCATAAGCTGGATACCGTTCGCCTCAGCCTCTTCTGCTGCCCCAGGTTCGTCTTGTCCGAACCATACAATCTGAGCTTGTGGAAAGACCGTCTGCCATGACCGTACAGCGTTACGCTGGATGTGCTCGAACTCTCCCGCAAACCCTTTGACGATGCTGTAAATCAGCATAGCTCTGGCCCCTTGCCAAAGCGATTGAACCTATCTCCGTATATGCCCCACCAATCCCAGATAGTTTTCCCGGTTGTGTCCATGTACAATATCGCATCCATCCCCTCGAATGGCATTGCCAGAACGACGCTGTCACACTGCTCTATCAGTTCCTCGAATGTCTCACACGTGCTATACAGATTCGGGTCGTATGTCTCGGCATTCAGCAGTTCGGCCAATCTGGCCCCTGGCGATTCTGTGCCATCGACGACGCCCGGTTTGAACGATAATCCAGCTACGCCAAACCTTTGATACTGGCACAAGTCTGCCTCTCTGACCAATTGCGCCATGTGTATCATCTGTGACCGATTCCAGCACGCCACGCTCTCGGTCATCACCGGAGCGACATTTGCTTGCTGCAATGCATTGCTGAAAGCCAAGTCGTCTCTCGGAAAACACGGTCCCCCGTATGGCGGTCCGGCCTTGAAATATCTTGGACCGATGCGCGAATCTTGACCGATGGCGTTCAGCACATCTTCGGCGTCTGCTCCATCTGTACGCTGGCACAACCAGGCTATCTCATTTGCCTTTGCCAGCTTTGAGGTAATGGCTGTGTTCAATCCAATTTTGGCAATCTCGGCGCTTGGAATGCTCATAAACGTTGGCTTTGTCCAGCACGCCCACCTGTAAAAACTTTCTAGGTGGCTGCGCTCCAACTCTGTTGCGCACCCTGCTACAATAAACTCTGGATGTGCAAAGTCCTCTTGCACGTTGCCCTGGCGCACAAACTCCGGTACGTAGGCAAAGCCGAAATCCGCATGCGCGTACATTCCGCTCTGTTCCAATGCTGCCCGGATAGGCCCTTCCGTGTCGCCCGGATTGACCGTGCTGGATATGATGACCATCCTCCAACAAGACAGGTCTATCTCTGAGCAAGCCGCGACCACGTTCGCTATATCATAGCTGCCATCTGGCAGGCTCGGCGTATTCACGATGACGATCACTATGTCCGCGTCTTTGGTTGTCTCTGCCGTCGATTTGCATTCTGGCGCGACATCTGCAATGCGCACAGGATAAGAACGCCCGATGTGCTGCGCCATCACACTGCCTAACTTGCCCATCCCGCCTACCACTGTCACGTTCACAAAGAGTACCTTTCTGGATAGTTCTTGATATATGGTCGCGTTTCGACTCTTGCCCAACCATCCATCACGCTTCCGATGTCTATGGCAATTCCGCCCTGTTGTTTTATCACATCACAGTAGACCTTACCATTTGGACCAGCGCCTACAAAGAATAAATCGCCTAGATTTACATCTCGTTCTAGTTCCTCAATCAATTCATTATGTCGCTGAGGATAATGCTGCGCTATAGGCTTTACATACTTTGCCTCACTTGGGACTGGATACCAGCGAACGTCTTTGACGCCTATAGCGCATAAGGTTTGCCTTACGTCAAAACATCCGATAACTGATATTGCATCCTGTTCAGAGATTAGATTTCTCCACCAACCTTGACGCTGTATTTCTCTTGTTACTGTGCAATGCGCAATTTCATGTTTGATAAGGTCTAGCTTGCCTATGAGTTGCGAGACAAGCACCCGATGCATCTTGTTCTTTGCCTTTTTCTTTGGCAATCCCAAGATATTCGCGTTTTGGGCTGCGGTGACAACCTGTGCTTTTAATGGCAACATGACCTTGCCGTCAAGGGGTCTATATTTTCCGTACCATATCAATAATGAATGCTGCAATTCGTTGACATCATGAAAATCTGGATAGCCCAGTAGCCGCGCCTCTCCATCACCTAGACGAATGAGTGAGAATGGTCTGCGCTCTGTGACGTGTTCACAAATTATATCCATCACGTCTTTCGCGGTTAGCATCCATTTGTCTTTTATTTTTCTGGTCGCGTCGTTAGTCTGCGCCAACCCTTCCCTCTCGCTCGTACACTGTCAGTTCGTGATTATCTATCGTATACCCGTATCGCTTCATCTCTCCTGTCAAATCACCTAGCAATCGCTCTGGAAGCTGTGTTAGCTCGAATCCTTTTGGTGATGCGAAACATCTCGTATTGCACGTCCTGTCATTGTAGATCGCCCGCTCCTTGTAAGCGATGTCCAGTTTTTCCAACAGTGATTTAGCATCGTCCTCAATCCTGTGCGTTGCGTCAGCGTGAGGCACAATGCGCCTATTCCATTCAATCCAGAAATAGGCCGCACGCGCTGGACCTGTCTTGAGATCAAATAGCTCTGGTATAGTCTGTCGTACCACCTTCTGCCATTTGCGGTATCGCCCGGTATTTGTCAAAAGCTGCGTTCGTAACAATGACCTAATGACATTGCGCGGATGCCGAACGACATGCACCACAATTATTTGTCTTAGCCATTCACTGCCTAGATATGGTACTGCTAACCACGAACACTCGGCCTGATAACCCTTTCTGGTCCATTCATCGTGCCTTGTGATTTGCTCGTCTGGATTTTCTATGCTTTCTGGTCTAAATATCTTCTCGTGTGTACATAGAATATCCACCGAATTCATGACACGCGCCATATAACCTGTTCCACAACGTCCTGTGCCCGTGAATAACCATTTCATCACCACGAGTAGCCGTATCGTTCTGCTATTCGCTCTATGCTTGCTCTGATGTCCAGGTCCATGACCTTTTTCGGATTGAACTGGTACTGCGGTTTCTTTTCTCTGTCCGGCCTATGCCGGTTGATTCCGCGTTTCTGGTATACCGGCTCGCTCGCTTTGATGCTCAGTCTCAGTCCGCGCTCTTGCAACAGCGCAAGCAGGTCCAGAGGGTCAGCATCGTCTACCTTCCACGTGATGTGATTGCTTGCCGCTAGTTTTAGCTCTATCATCTGATTCCAGAATACATAGCGGTATGCGAGCCCATCCCATCGCTTGCCGTATTCCAGCAGCCTCGGACACCACGCCGCCGCGAATAGCCAGTACCGCCCTGCCCCTGTCGGAACCCTGCTCATAGTCGAGATGACCTTTGCCGGATGGCGAATCAGGTGAACGATAACCGCATCTCGCAACTCTGGTCTGTCCAGATAGGGCGCTGCAAGCCAGCTTGACTCAGCCGGGCGGCACTTGTCATCGTTTAGGTTCTCTAGCGCCTTGGTGTAGCCAAATGGACCGAACACCTTTTCGTGCCCGCACTGCAAGCCAGCCTGTGAGACATATTGCGCATAGGCTCCCGTTGCACACGCACCTGTACCTGTGAATAGTAGTTTAAGCTTTTGTGTCATCTGCCTGCCAACTCCACGCGAATGTAAGACCTCGACGGTACACCTGCCAGCAAGTCGAAAATCGAACCGATGTCCAGAGCCACCGCGCCGTCTCGCTTGGCTGCATTGCAGTAGCACTTTCCATTTGGCCCAGCACCGACTAACACCACGTCACCCGGTCCTACGTCCAGTTCTCGCAATATTCGGCTATGCGCGTTTGGATAGTGCTGCTCGCTTGGCTGGCCCATCTGCGCCTCTTGAGGTACTCTGATCCAGCGCACCTCTTCTATGAGCAAGTCGTTCTTGAATATGTCTCGCACGTCCCGGCACGTGATGAGCGTTACCGATGACAATGCGCGTAGCAGGCTATACAGCAAGCCTTCCGAGTAGAGCCACCTGTGAACGCCACAATGGCAAGTATCGCCCCGCGCCAGCCCTTCCACCATCGCTAGATGATGCATCAGCTTGTAGAATTTGTTCCGGCTTTGCTGCTCGGTGCTTGGCAGTCCCAGCACATCAGCCCCCTGGCAAGCCGTGATTAGCTCGGCGCGTAACCGGCTGATACCATCCCTGTCCGGCTTCATTGTTCCGTACCAGTATTTGAGCGACTGGTTCAGGTCTGGAAACGAGATATACGATGGATAGCCTATCAGCCGCGCCTCTCCATCGCCCAATCGAATGAGCGAAAATGGTTGACGTTCCTCTATTGCCTGTGCAATCTTGGCGTATACGCCTTGTGTATCGAGATGCGTCATCGCTGTATCCATTTGGGATAATTTGGGATAATGTACGGCTGTACGCGCATCACTCGCGCACCTCTACCGAGCACGTCCCGGTTGCGATTGCCAGTAGCTCGACAACCTCAAACGCACTGACCAACGACCGATCTCCACCGAACGCGGCCCACGCCTTGCCGTCATCTGTCCACAGCGACAACTCGCCGTTTTTAGTGCTCTCTGGCTTGCCTGTGTAGACACGAATTGGCACGCAGTCCGGCAACTGTGCGATGTGTCCGCAAAGTCGCTTGACCAACTGACCGTATTGCTTTGTCACGGTTTCAGCGTCCTTTCCACTTCGCTCCAGAACATCTCTACCCCGCGCCCAATGTCATCGGGTCTTTTCTCTATCCATTCCAGCGCGCCTATCCATCCGTCTACCATCAGTTCGCAGCCTGCCGCCCACGCCTCCACAACCGTTCTGCCAAACGGCTCCTTGTGTGTCGGATAGAAGATAAACTGCTTGGCTGCCCCATAGATGCTTGGCAAAACGTTGTATGGCACTGGTCCGTGGTATCTGGCAAGCCCGCCTAACTCTGCAAAATTGATGTAGCGAATGCTTATGTCGCCATAGATGTCAACCGGCTCTTGCTCGCGCCACGCCCAGTCCAGTACCGTGTGCAGCCCCTTGCCCGGATCGGCACGTCCAACCCAGATCGTGCCCTGGCGCTCCTCGTCCGGCAGTGCTGCGTCTCGGAACATATCCAAATTGACCGGCGGCGGCACGACTGCGTATTCGTTGTCGTACCAGTGCTCATAGTTGTCTGCCTGTAGCTGAGACGAGAACAAGAGCAGTTTTGCATGGTCCAGCAGCCAGCGCCGCAAGACGATGCTACCCGACCACCACGAGTCACGGTTTTGCTTGATGACCGGAACCTTTTCCAGAACCTCTATCCACTGCGATGGATAGGCCGTGCAGTGCTGGATGATGAAAGCCTCGATGTCCTCCGGCGGGCGCTTGTTGGGTGGACACAATACGATGTCTGCCCACTCTGGCGCGCCCGCGCGTAGCGTTCGCTCTGATAGTTCTGCTCCGCCTACTATGCCCAAATCGTCGTGAAGCCAGCCGATTTTCATTCTGTGAGCCTTTCTAGTATTGCCCCGGCTTGGTCCAGCCTAACTGAATTTCTATCCAGTCTCTCGTAATACCATCTAGTTGTATCTGGTCGCGGTTTTTCACATACCATCCTACTGTATCTTGGTTTCCGTATGCACGTCCAGCGCCGCGCCAGTCTGCCAGCATTTCCTTGCGATACCGATCTGGCATCGGAAGCGGAACAATTTTATCACTACCCCTCGCGCTGTCCATCGTCAGTAACTATCGCTGCCAATGATGTTTGTTTCTGTGCTGGTGATTTAGCCAAGCACGGTTAAATGCCTCTACAACGTATTTCGGTTTGTACTCGTCATCTCTCGGATATGGACCGTAAAAATAATATGCGTATGGTCCGAACTCACTCGGCAGAAACTTGCTCAAATCGTGAACGATCCCCCGCCACGGAATTCCTAGCTTGCAGCATTCCAAGAATACAAACCACTTGTGCCGCAAAACTGCCCAAAGGTATTTAGCATACATATTGACATACATATTGACATTCCCTTCTTTCCATCGAATCACCACATTTCACTAGAAACGCGGTCAAGTAGCGGCAGCCATTTCCTCTCAAACAAGTCCGGCCAGTGATATTTTCTCCGTACCTTGTGGACTGCTTGCACCGTCGCTCTTTCGTCCGGTAGAGCATTATAGGCTGTAGCCAGTGCTTCCGAGATGAGCGGTACGGATGCCAGCGACCAGTAGTAGTCGAGTTGTGGAACATAGAACGATTGCAGCGGCTTGATACACTGGCCTAGCAAGGTGTTCTCTGTCATCGCTGTACAGTCCTGCGTGATGACCGGCGTCCCGCACGCTTGCGCTTCTATCAGTGGCAGTCCAAAGCCCTCTCCCATCGACGGAGCCAAGAGCACGTCAAACGCTCGATACAGGTTAGCCATCTGGTCCTCTTGGACACCGATAGCAATGTCTGCCTCAGCCGTGATTTGTACCACGCCTCTTGACAGTCCTAACCGCTCTTGCAACCGATAGATATTCACGCCTTCGTGCGTCCCGTATGGCACTGTAGTCGTGTGGAGATGTAGAATCGTATTGCGCGGAAACCGCCTATGAAAGTTCGCAAACCCGGCTAGTAGTTCAGGCCAGCTTTTGCGACACGGCCAGCCTTTGTTTGCTGCCACGACGCCGACAATGAACGCATCCGGTGGAAAGCCTAGCTGCTTACGCGCCTCTTCTCTGTCGCCCGGATGATACACGTCACAGTCAATGCCTAGCTGAATGCACTCGGACGGTATGCCGACCTTGCCTAGCTCGGCTTGTCCGAACTGCGACATCGCAACTACCCAGTCGGCCTTTTTAGTCGATGCCTGTACCCGCTCTGGGACCGGCACGCCGTCAATTGGAACCCATGCCAGCCACGGCACGCCTATGTCGTCGCGTGTCGATTCAGGCAGTGGGAACATGTCGTAAAGCGATAGGATCAAGTCTGCCTTAAAGTGCTTTGCGTACTCTCCTATTAGCTTCATATTGAATGGGTTGCCGCGCATTGGATAGATGTCGATGCCTTGCCAGTTTATCGCTTGGCCTGATAGACCGGAGTTGGCGAACACGGCGACTTCATAGCCCGCCTCTTTGAGCAGCGGTATAAGCGCACGTATTTGAGTGCCGTACCCCGTCTGTTCGTGTACAGAGTTGGAGAATATACCTATTCGTTTCAGCTTACCCATCGGTAGCCCTTTCTATACAATTGTTAAAGAACCCGGTTCTCTGTCGGCTCACTGGCCGCCCTTTCTGGTCTTTTATTAGACCTTCGTCAGACTCCCTGATGTCGTATATGTCCACTGAGTTGGAAGCGGATCGCCTGTAGAATTAGGCCATAACTCCCAAGGCTCTGGGCCTCTGTTTTTCTGACAGTCACAGTAATGAATATCTGGCGACCATATTCGCTTGCACAATGGACACTGCCAGCCTTGTCGTTGCGTTGGTTCTCCGAAGGTGCTCACAAGAGCTACTTTATCCGTGCTATCTTCTACCACAGTTTCCATTCGCATTCTCTTTCTATGCCCGCAAGTCCGGCTGTATGCCGATACGCACGCTCGCCCTCCCAACAAACCATTTTCCCGAAGCGACGCCTGCACTTTGATAGACGGCGCTTCCACCACCGCCCGACGCCCTCCCGTTCCCATTTCTGGCTGAACGAAACATACCACGCAGTTGAATGGTCTGTCCTGCTCATTATGTATCCGTAGCCCTCTCGATTTGCACGTCTACTATCACCCGATGCTGGTTCAGTGGCACAGAGTAGCTATCTGTTCTATTCTGCACAAAGCATATTCCAAGTGGACACCCAGTTCCTTTATATCCGTCCCAAGCATCCACTAGTTGGTCTGCCAGCGCATTGGCCGCGTCCGACGTGGCTGCATAGCAGTCAAACTGAATGCGGTACTTTGCTCTACCCGGCGCACTGGTCCTGTCCCTAGCATAGTCGTTCGATGCTGAGATGACCCGATAGCGTAGACACGGGACTGTGTAGTTCTCAGGCAAACGCACCGGATAACAGCGCTTGGCTATCAGCGCCGACAGGCCCGCGTGACCACCTGTTACGCAGCGGTCAAAGATGTCGCTCCGTAGCGTCATTCTGCCTGGTCATCCTCTGGCGGTTCGTATCCAAACTTGTCACACAGCGATAGATATTCCATACGCAGCGCCTTTCTTTTGTCCAGTTCTCCAAGCCCTGCCAGAACGATGGACGACGCTTTGGGTCCGAACTCCACATCCTTCTCTTGTACGGCGTCTTGCTTCCACCGCACCGCGTTTTCTTCCGTGTAGAACTCTAGCGCCGCGTGCTCTTCTTCTGTGAAAGACAACTCGCGTTCTAGGTCGCGCACGATTCGCAGGGTAGTGACATCGCCCTGCTGCGGCATAACCCGCAGCAGGACCATTCTTTCAAGGACCGATAGTTTCAGATTCATTCGCTGTCGTCTTTCTGGCCTTGTCAGACCTACCGATTATGCCCCACATGGATGTAGTCCACGTCCACCGTCTTGGACGCCGTGCCATCGCCGCACGCGATGATCGTCGGATACAGGTTCGTGTTCGGCGTAACTCCGCCACCCGATAGCGTGGCTTTCAGTACATCATCCACATAGAACGTACACGTCCCACCGCCGACACTGACCTCGATACGAAGTTTCTGATACGTGTCTGCCGTTGGCCCCGATGCCATCGGATCATTGGTCGTGTCCTCGACCGTGCTATCCACGGCACACGCGTGCCAACTACCCGCTGCGGTAGCTGCTGCATCGTACAGAAACACCACCGCGTCATTCGCAGCAGCAGCATATGCCGTACCGGTGCAAGTGTATGGTTCCTCCAGGGTAGTCACGTCCGTCAGGCCAAAGTTAACCCTCGCGTTTGCGATAGCGGTATTGATGTGAAGTCTTGCCTCTACAAACAGCCCGCCGCTATCCGCCTGAACTGGGACTGCGCCAGCAAATTGACTCCCATCCCGTGCTGTCGTTCCATCATCGTCGCCTGTGACCAACTGGAGAACCCCATTTTCTTGCGCGCTGATAGCTGGATCTGCTGCCGTACCAGATGCGCCAGAGTTCAGCACCCACGGCGTGTAGGTCGCTGCGATGGTCTGGTAGTTAAAGTCGTCAAAGATTTCCCAAAAGTAGGACCGGTCGATTCCTGCTTGAGGTTCTAGCGGCTTGCCGACCTCGACACGCTCTACTCCATCCGATGTATTGAATGCGATATACTGATTTGATCCTTGCATGACGCGGAATGCGCCGCTATCGTTGTCCGCTACTGACAAGTCGACGCCGGTCGTTCCGTCGTGCAGGATATTCGCGTCCTGGTCCGCGCCAAAATAAACGCCTTTGCTATCCGACAGATAGACACTACCCCATTCTGCGCTCGTGCTGCCCAAGTCGGACCCGCCGCCCGTTGCGGGCAGAATGTCCTTCGTATTCGCAATCGTCAAGTCGTCGGACAACGTTACCGTGCCGTCGAATGTGACTGCGCTTTGCGGATTGTGTAGCGTATCAACCAGATCGTCGTTCTGGTCGGTTGGGTTCCGCTCCCAAAAGTTGTTTTTCAGTGCCGCACTTGTTCGTGCAGTCATGTCCCTACTCCTATAATTTCAACCTCGAACCGCCGCCTCTTATGCTCACGGCCTTTGGTTGTCTCTTTACCATCTCGTGACGCAGTTTTTTGCCCATCGCGTGAGCTGCTTCGCTTTTATGTGAATCTATCGCAGGTCGCAAGTACGGACGTGCTGGGATTGTGTACGTCGTGGATAGTGCCAGCGCCCGCCACATGCCCTCATTCGTTTCGTACCACTTTGCCCAGAAGAATTTTCGCTGCAGCTCCGTGATAACCTGATTCTCTAGCCCGTACTCGTGAGCGGCAGAGTATACGATGTCAAACTCGACATTCGCTGCATACTGGTTGACCATCACGATCTTGCCGCTGTCCTCCAACGCGCCCGTCTGATTCTCAAAGTTCGCGCGTACATTGGCCTGGGCGGCTTCTAGAATGACCTCAGCACCAGCTTTGACCGCTGTCACTGTGAGCTTTCCAGGCGCTTGGCTAGCCATGTACCTGAAATAGCCGGTCAATTCTTTGACGCCGGTTACTCGCTCTTTAGCGTGCGCCATTATTCGACTCGCTCCAGTTTGATGCTCATATGGTGCGCCTTGGTCGAATTGCGTCCTAGCAAACTCTCGATGATGAACGGTCCAGAGTCTACTAGTATCCCAGTTGCCGCGAATCGAACGTTTGTAATCCGGTCCTCCTCAACCACATCTTCGCCTGTATCACACAGCAGCAGGTGGTCCTCGACCATCGGATAGCCCTGGCCCTCATCCGCGATACGCTCTGACTGCTGAATGTACCGGCAGTCTATCGTGCCCGCTGTGGACCACGAGTCTATCAGTTCGCCACTTGCGCTCTGGGTCTGCGTCGTCCTGCGTATGGTCGCCGTGTGTATCAGGTGCTTCTTGAAGTGCGGGCCTGCCATAGTCTAGCTCTGATCACTTCTATCTGGCGGCACAAAAGTCGTGCCAGCGAAATCGTAGAATCCGATTTCTCGCAACCCAGCTTTCTTGAGTCCCAACTTGGCGAGCTTGCCTGAGCAGTCAATCATTTTTGCGTTCTGTCCGTATAGGCTTGCGTCTAGCCCTAGCCCATCCGAGCCGCGATAAGTGATTGACCACTCGCCGCCTACGCTCTCGCTTTTAGCGGACCCTTCCCGTAGCGTGATAAAGTGCGCGGCAAGGAGTTTCATGATATCGCATTCCATGTTGCTCCCGCCACACGAACCAAGATCACCCGAGATGAGCCGAGTCACGTTGTACGCCATATTGATGAACGCATTGATCTGTGCGTCCGTCAAGTCTGTGCTGATGATCTCACGCACCTCGTCCGCATCCATCGTCGGACATACAACTGTGACCCCGGCCAGTAGAGTTGCCACAGGCTAGCCTCCGGTTGCCAGGCGCAGCCGCCCGATGTCCACAAGCGGCTGCGCAGCTTCCGGCATCAGCATGATTTCTGTGCCCGCTGGCACATAGACTTGCTCGCCCTTCGGCTCGTCTCTGTCGGTCGCCGCCTTGGTTTGATTCCAGAGCCACATTCCCTTTTCAGGATTGTTTGCTCCCGGCGCTGCCGTCACGACGTATTTTTTCATTCCCGCTGCTGGCATACTATGCCCTTTCTACCGTGCTAGAATTCCAGCACAGTGATATATGCTATGTATCGTACTACGCACCCGTAAAATATACCACGCCTGAATTCCCGTTATAGTCACTTTTAATGCGTGGCGCGCCGATGGACATCACCTTGAAGTTCTGTGCCATTCCGTCCGGGCTGGTCCACTCGACTACCTGGTTGAGCTGGTAGACGCAGAAGTCCAGTACGTTCGGCGTCATCTGAACACCCACCAGCGTACCGGCGGTCATCCAGTCTGACGGATAAACGGCAGCGATTCCAGCCATCTTGAGAACGCGGGTTAGGCCGCTGTCGCCAGTGCCGTCCGCGAAGAAGTTGAGCGCCATTTCGTTGTACTGCGTCCGCGCTACCCAGAACTCGTAAGGGCCAAAGTAATTATCGCCCGCCAGCGCGATAATCATATTTCGGAAAGTCGGCGTGATATTCGCCAGCGTCCCAAAGTCGCCCGTGGCCGCGCCAGTATTGATATTCGGTTCGTTTGTGATACCGTACAATACATTCTGGTTCAGCGCGATATTCGTATTCCCGGCAAAGCCGATGCGCTCCATTTCCTCGGTCACGACGCGGCTCGCCTCGAATGCGTTAGTGGTGTCGATGCCGGAGCCATAGGCCCGGCTGGCCTCCAATTCGCGCATCCCGATTTGAAACTCTTTGTGGATGACCGGGATAGGCACGCCGGTCAGGTTATAGTCCTGCCGGTCGAAGTCCGGCGCAGCGCGCCCCGAAAGGCTGACCGTTGCCCGCGTCATCTCGGACCCCTGGTTGTACTGGCTGACCAGCACGCCCATCGAGTTGAGATTCTTGCGCAACTGCGGGTCGCCATTCAGGCGCGAGATAAGGTTCATTTGCCCGGTTGCCGCAACCTGTACTGCGTCGTCCAGCGATTCCCACTCGTCTTTGCGGAGTAGGGAGTTGGTGACTAGCCCGCGCCCGTTGGTGATCTGCACGAAACCTTGCTCGTTCGTTACCAACTCTTGCGTGCCGTCAGGGTTCTGCCGCGCCATTGGCACGTATCCACCGATCTGCTGCAATTGGCTGATCGGGTTGATTGTTGCTTTTTCAATAGTCATTGTATCTCCTACACAATCCGCACGCGGAGTCTGGTGTCCGTTGCACACACCAAATCCTCGTGAGGCACACCGACGATGATCAGGTCCGCAGACCCGCTCGTGCTAACGCGCAGCGTTCCATCGCCGTTAGAAACCAAGCGCGAACGACCACGAACCGCCGTGCCAGTCGCCAGGTACATGTACAGCAAGTCGCCCGGTAGCGCATAGATGTAGCGCACGGTGTCCGCCGTCAGATACGGCGAGTCGATGGCCGCTGCGGCATTGTCGTCGTCGAACGGGTTTTCGATAGCAACCATTCGCTGATGAAAGCCAGTCCCGGTTGCATGCGCGACCAGATGCTCGTTTGCATCGTACTCAATGAGATAGCCGGGGATAATCGTCCCCGACCCGTAATCCTCTTGCACGCGGCCCTCAATATTGAACGGCACGGCGGTGCTGAGAACAATGGTATGATCCGTTGTGCTCGACATATCCTACTTCTCCTTGCCCGCCCGGTTGCCGCTCCACGCGACGATTGGCCGGGTATCCTGTTTTTGATTGGCGGTTGGCCCGCCTTCTTGTCCCGCATACGAGCGCGGCATCAGAGAACGCGCCAGTTTTTGCAGCGTAGGAACATCCTGCCGCTCTAGCTCGTCCTTGCTGAACGCGCATCGCTCGTTGGCCGCAAGTTCCGAGACCAACCTGGCCTTTTCGCTTGCCTGCGCCTCCTGGTGCGCTTTCACCACGTCCTTGGACGCTTCCAACTGACTCGACAAATCCGCAACCAGTTTTTCCAGCGTAGCCATGCGCTCTTCTTGCGCTGCGACTGCATCTGCACACGGTTGTTCGTTGCCTGTCGGCTCCTCTTCTTCCGGCTCATCGGCGGCCTTGGCGGCTTCCGTCTCCGGCGTTTGTTCCTCTTGTGGCATCGGCTCATCCTCTTTTTCTGGCTTGTCCTCTTCCGGTTCGTCTTCCTTGTCCGGTTTGCCAAACGCATTGAGAATTTTGCGCAGCACATCTGCGGATAGGGCTTCAAACCCCTCCGCGTTATCGTCTGCGTTCAGCTCAAGGCGAGTGCAGAGGTCTTTTACCAAATCGGCTTTACTTTTAGCCATTGTCTCTACATCCTCCGAGATGTCTGTTCCGTCGTCTATACCTAACGCACTCGCCAAGATGTGCAGTGCGCCTTTCACAATGTTTTTCTTTGGCGCGTCGTTTCCGACTGCCTGTTTTCCCATATCCGTTTCCTCCGCCTGGTACACCAACTCGGTCGGCTGTGACCAGATCATTGTATCTGTGCAAGGCTCCCCCGCCTCATTCACTCGCGGACACCCGCAACCGTCCTCCCACGAACACGCACCAACTGAGTCGAGAAGCGCGGCGAGATGGTCTGGTCGCAGGTTTCTAGCTACTCCATTGTAGGACTGGCCTTGCCATTCACCGCCGCGCTTCTCCAAGTCCCGAAAGTAGCCGGTCGAAACTTCTATCTTGTCTCCGTCCAGCACGCGCCGCATCAGTTCAGGCCCGCCTTTTAGCTTGCCCGCTCTGTCTACGTCGATCCACAATTCTGCTGGAACGGACTGGTCGCTCTCTCGATATTCAGTGCCAAACACGTACCCGGCGCGATGTTTTTCCATCATTGCCGGATCGTTGGCACTGACAGCCGTATCGCCCTCGTGTGGGTGATCAATGACGAACGGGCGACCATTCCACGCTGCTGGGAACTTTGCCAACTCTTCAGCTGGCACGAGTTCGCCGTTGAGTACACCTTCTCTAATCATCACGGTCGGGACAACTAGCCAGTCGCGGCCTTCCCAACTTGTGCGGTATGTTTTGTCTACTGTGTTTGCTTGCACCCTATTGGTCGATTGATTTGGTTTTTGTATTTTGACGTTGCCCTTGCGCCAAGAAAATCTAGCCGTTCTGTCTTTCATATCGACCCTTGTCATTCTTCTAACCCCATCACTATTTCTCTTGGGTCACTGTCGTACCCGGTATCACTCAATACCGTGAATGGTTTACCTCTTGCAAGTAACAATTCAGTTTCAGACGGCCTGCTCTGTAATTTCCATCGGTCCATATACAACGCCTGAGCGCCCTTTGGTAATCGTATCTCAATCGTGGCCCCTGTTGAGCGCTGTTCCGCTACACCTTTATATAAAGCTGTTGACACAAAAGCATCATCTGTCCAAGTGCTACCAGTCAAGTCTTCATCATAGTCATCCAACATCTCTACATCTATGCCCCGATAAACCGTAACCGGTTCAGGAAGACTCGACCTTTCTAGAGCCGCGTCAATTCGCTCCACGTCATCACTATAGGCTTCGCTATATCCAGCTTCTCGCAAATCATCATTGATGTCGTAGTATCCGTCACCTTTATACATTTCTAGAGATGCGGATTCTTCGTCTGATAGTTCTGGATTCAATCCGCTTTGAGCAGAAGCCCAATCATCTGCTTCTCTGCGAGAGCCAAAAGACCTTCCGCCCAAACTGCCTTTCCCGTGCGTGCCCGCTGGCGGGCCATGCCACCCCTTTCCCGGCCCTTTCTTTCCCGCGTTATCCTCTACGACCTCGACTTCCGCTTCCATCATCGCCCCACACTCTGAGCATTTAATCGAGCGACACGGAACACCGCGTTCCTTCTCTACCACGTGCCCGCAGTCTGGACACACACACCGCTCTGGCCCCCCTGGCGCTGGCTCAACGCCTGGACCGTAGGCGAACTCTGATGTATCGTCATTTTCTTTCAGCATAGCCCCATTTGCCTGCTTGAACGCCTGACCCTCACAGTCCTCTCCGCCGCTGTCATTGCAATCCTGGTATGTGTCCATCCACACAGCAACCCAAGTTGCTCGCTTGTCCTCCGGCAGTTCCTTGACGTGCTGCGGTAACGATTTGTCTCCCGGTCCACTGTATGGCATCTTACCTCGCCAGTGTCCACGCTGCCAGCCACATCAAAGCAGTCAGCAGTCGCGCTTTCCATTTAGTCATGCTGTGCGATCACCAGATGCCACTTTATATCCGATGTGCTCGTGTATGTCGGCGTGCCCTCGGTTTTTGCCTGGGTGTACAGGTCTGTAACACCCGCACCTAGCACAAACGGAAACGGTGGATTGCAGACATAGGTTGCTACGGAGTTGTCTTTGAACGACACATATGTACCGGATCCAACAGAAATCACCCCCAGGCTGTTCAGCAAATCAGCATCAGATATATCAAGCTCTGCATCGTTAGCCGTCGGTGTAAACGTGCCTGAAAAAATCACCAGATCAAATGCGGCATTCTGTGCGCCTTTGTCCGTGATGACCACTTTGCGAATCTCTCCGTGTCCGCCTTCGCCGTCTACCACGTCCTCGAATTTCATCAGGCCGCCAACAGCATCCCCAGCAGCATAAGCCGTTCCAGACGTAATAGTCGGTGTCACGTCTACTCGCGTCAGTTCAAGCTGCGACCGTGCTTCAATTCGGCCAGTCGTGTCTACGCGCAGCGGATACCGCGTTCCGCCTGCATTCTCTCCGAATACAAGCTGAACTCCGCCGCCCTTGTCCTCAAAGTCGGTCGTTGCCATAGTTCCACCTCGGAAACAAAAAAGGCCACTCCCATCCAGAACGTTCCCGTTCCGGGTAGAAGTGGCCTCCGAAAAATCGTATGCCTATATGAGGTTATGATTGCTCTTAGCTGGACTCCCTGGCGTTGACGCTTGGGTGGGAATCCCTGATTGTTACGCGCCCATCCGCGCTAAGAATATTATAGCAGGTTTGCGGCACGATGTCAAGCTATTCTATAATTTGCCCTCGCACCGCTTGATATGCGCGACCTGCTTGGCAATCGTTTTGTCACTCGGTCCACGTCGCTTAATCCAGAGCAGCTTTTCCGATGTCGTTGGTGATAATCCAAGCTGTTGTTCATAGACGGCAAGCTGGGCTAACGTGACGCTGCGCAAGTTCATCAGGTATGTGCGGTCTTGCATAATAGACCCGCCTTCTGCTTTTATGTCGCTATCGCCCACGTCATCCTCCGTACAGCCGTACATTATCCCAAGTTATCCCAAGTCAGCGAACTAGCCCTGCCAACAGCGGGTCGTCGACTGGCCGAGCATCGTCTTGCGCCGATGCCATTTCTCGCCTCAAGATGTCATCGCCATTCGGCGGTATCCGTTCCACATCCACGGCAAATGGAATGAACTCATTGATAGCGGTCTGCTCTCGCTCGAATACTAGAGTAGTCACATACTCTGACAATCTCATCGCAGCGGCATCGAGAACCGACCATCCAGTCACGAACCGCCAGCCCTCAGCGGCTGTCTGATTCAGACTCTCTTCCACTTGCCCCGATGTCAAATCGTGACGCAATACAACCGTTTTATACTGCTGCTCCATCACTCGCCTTTCTGCGATGCATATGCGTTTCTCATAAACTCTGCTTGCATCGCAATCGTCATCTGCATAGACTGTGAGTCAGTGAATCCTGCCTCACGACATACAGCATAATATTGAAAGTAGGTTTGTGCCATAGCCCGCAGTTCTTGAACGCCTTCGTCCTTGAGCAATTCATCCAAGTATTGCTGCCACGGGTTTTCCGGTTCAGGTTTGTGTCTAGCCATTGATTAGTCTTCCGTTCCGATTCTCAACCCAGTTCCCTCGTGAATCAGGTAGAGCTTGCCATCATTGCCGAACTCATAAAAGCATTCGATGTCCATAGTCTTGATGATCTCGTTCGCTTCAAGAACAAAATCGTGCCGTTCTGCTTGGTTACTCAAGTTTTTGATTGCGGGTCTCAACCCGGAAAGTAGTTCAATGGCTCGCCAGTTCAGCGCCTTCTTGCGTGCCCATTCTTTTCTGCAAATCGGGCACTTTGGAAACCCTTGCGGCCAATCTACATAATGTTCTGCTGCCACATACTGATGTCCATGTTCACACCATATCAAGCCGGTCATTGCCTACCTTTCTGTTTGGAATCTTTCAACGCGCCCCAATCCAACCTCGAACGATGTAAACTTTTCGTCGTGACGAAATGACTCAGCTATACCCAAATCTTCTTTGAGTATGTTTCCGTCTTTGACAAATCGAATATCCATATCTGAGACTGGAACGGTCAGATGCTTGTCTATCACGATGTACGTATCTGGCGCAGTCATTGGTTCGCCTTTCCGTTTGAATCATCTGCACTTGCGGAAAAGTGCTGTGATTTTTATACAATGTCTCCATAGCCAGTGAACTGGACGCGCCCAGCGATTCGGCCACTGTACGTCGTAGCCCGGTGCGTGTACATCAAAGCTAACTTGTACAGCGTCCTCTATTTCTTGCTGTGTCGTCTGATTGATAGTTGCACGCTGCATAGTAATGGTCGGTTGAAACCATTGCCGCCCTGGCTTATAGGTTATCGTACTCGTCGGTCGATGCTCTCGCACAAGCATGTCCCATATAGTATCCCAACCTCCCGATACGTTTTCAACATCGAAGCTGTACTCGGTCTGCAATCCGGTTATATCTAGCTTGTTACTTGGAGGCTGTTCGCACTCGTCTGCAATAAGACCGTAGCCCACTCGCTCATCATTTATGAATATCTGTGCTGTCCCCGCCTTGCTCATTCCTGCTACCATCGTCAAGCCTTTCTGCTATTCAATCGAAATCGACATTGAAAGCAATGGTTCCATGCTGCCCAGTCCCTTGAATGCTCGTATACGGTCAAGGCCCGGAATCGTCCACGCTTGCCTAATGAGGACCATAAGTGCATCCTCTTGTGTGAACCCCTCACCTGATGGCATGACCACCGCTGCGTATGGGCTGTCCGTTACCCACGAGTCATGGCAGATCGCACACCGCCACAGTGTCCTATTCACGCCTGATTCGCATTTGTACTCGATTGAGTACCCACACTCTCGCAGTAGTGCCTCAAGTTGTTCTTTTGGAGTCGGATAAAGACTGGTTGGCATTCCCGATGCCGAAACGCTTATATCCATTGTCAAGCCTTTCTACTCTCCTAGCCACAAGTCGGCGCAGTTTAGCTTTCCACGTTGCTTATAATTCATAGACCAAAAATGTGGGCAGTTTGGATGGAATTTTCCAGGATTCGCCATTGCCACACGAATGGGGACGTTGCCTCGCGCAATCCAGCCTTGGCAGATAGGACACACGGCAGTTCTTGGTTCTAGCCTCGCTGTCCCCTCTTGTAGCCCGTTCATCTGAACAAAGTCCTGCTGTGCCTGAGTGCGCCCGTCGCCCTCTACCATCTGTGCGATCTGCACATCCTTCCACGCTGCCCGTTTCTCGTACCATCCCTCTAGCCGCTTTGCATACGTGTACCTGTTCGCCGTTGGTGTCTCTTGTCGGATGTGCGCGATTGCGATAGCCAGGTCATAGTTGTATGTGTTGACGATGGATTCCGCGTGCCACCGCGATTTTTCATTTAGCTTGGATAGGATAGGCCCCTCTCGCACCCCGCCCACGCGATTGCACCCAGCCCGACGCGCCTGAATATTCAACTCATCATTGTACGCCGCACGCATATCCCGCAACAACGACCCGCGTATGCTCTCGACATCGAATGCATCATATCGCGCCGCCAGGTGAACCAGCTTGCCCACGTCGCTCAAGTCGCCAACCGCTGCGCGCCAGTCTCTAGCCATCGTCGTCCTCTACCATTGCTTCTATCAGTGTCGCCAATACATCCTCGGCAGGCGCTCCATCGTCAAGCGCATCCTCAATCGCTTTGCCAAATCCAGGCCCAGCGTCCACCTCGTTCAACACGAACCAACGCGCCTTGTGCGCTTCTGTCATTGCGCCTAGTAGATAGGATATGCTGCGTCTTGCGTCCAGAGTTTTCACGCTGTCACCTCCAAGCTGCCCGACTTTGGCGTCATCCTTGCACCGAGCACGGTCTGAGCAAACGAGTCAGACCCGACCAGATAACCGCGCAACTGCCCGCCGACCTTGAGCGGCATGTGCCATTGCTGGCTGCGCTCGACCGGCAAGACTGGATTTTGTCTCAGCGTCTTGATTGCGCTCCGCACAGCCTTGTACCCTGTGCGCTGGCCTGCTCGCTCCCAAACGTGACCTGGAATCTTACCAAGCGTCTTGCCGTGTGTTCCTTTCGGAGGGCCATGCCAGCCCTTACCTGGGCCTTTCGCTTGAACCGTCAGTTCATCTTGAGCAACCGTCTCTTGCCACTCGCTATCAGGAATGGCTTTCAGTCGCACCATTGCGTCACCGAACGAACGCAGCCCCATCTCCGCTACGTTTTTCTTGATGACCCTTCCCAATCGCTCGCGCTGCTTTTTATCCTGCTCAGTCCGCTGCTTACGTGTCGGCATTCTGGCTGCCTTCAGCTAGCTCAAATTGAATATCGCGATCTCCTTGAAACGAATCGCGATGATCGTTGTCGCCTTTCCATATTTCTATCGGAATACCCTCTGGAAAAGCTGCGCATTTTCTTTCCGAACCATCGGTCAAATGCTTACACGTTGAGCACGTCGGACTGTAGATAGGCGTTTCAAATTCCTTGTCAATAGTAAAGGTCATTCAATCACCTCATACGTTAATCCTAGCCCCGGATGATTTTTTGTAAGACGCTCCCATACTTCATGATTATGCAGCATATTAGCCGCCGACGTTGTCGTCTTTTTATCAAAGATTCTCGCCATAAAGTGCCCTCGAACCTGATCGTCAACAATATCTACCTTGGGCTTTATGTCTTTCCAGGTAGGTGTTTTCTCAGACCTAGACATAATATATGTTTTTCCTGTGCTTCCAGCCGCACGAATCGACATTAGTTTTCCATCGGTCAATAGCCTAATATCCGACTCTGAAAAAGAACGCCCGGTTGGATGGTTATGAGTTAGCACCTTTCCAGACATCTGCGCCACTTCTTTGTCTGTAAACGAAACGGACGAAGCTCCGCCACTTTTTGCAAGCAACTCTTTTCCTGTTTCTGGATCAAACAGTCCAGCGTGCTCAGTTGGTGAACTTCGGATATATCCCTCTGCGCGCTGAATAGCTTCTTCTGCTATTGGCGACAGCCCGCCGCTGCCCCCTTTCCCTGCCCCATGTGTCCCTCCCTTGCTTGGCCCCCACCATCCCCGACCCGGCCCCTTGCCGGACTGCGCGACGATGTAACCCACGCCCTCGACGGTTGGGTCATAGGTTTTTCGACAGTCCGGGTTAGCGCATCGCAGCAGTGGGCCGTGACCTTCATATCTCTCAGCTTTGACAAACCCGCACAACGGACACGTGCTGTCCACGATAACCGGCTTGTGCGAACCGATGAACAGAGACGCGATATAATCCTCGTTGGCCCTTGCCCGCTCTGTTTCTTCGTCCGGCTCTTCCGACGGTGGCTCTACAATCTCCGGCTCTGTCGGCTGCTCCGGCTCATCCGCCCCCGGCTGTTCAACCGGCGCTTCTGGCATGGCAGGTGCTTCCGGTTCATCGTCCTCCATATCCTCTGGAATGTCCGGCGGGAAACCGACAACCGCGCGCTGCTCTTTTTTAGTGAACGGCGTTGCGCCTTCTGCATCGGCAAACTGTTTCATTGCCGTCGCCTTGCGCATCGAAATCGTCGCAGCCTGCTCTTCGTCCGGTGGTATCAGCGGCGGCCAGTGTCGGTTGCCTTCATCGTCGGCCTTGCCAATCTTATAGCCGTCTGCTGGCTCTGGCAGAACGCCGTACCAGATAAGCCGGTCGCTGAACGGTCTTAGAATGCGCGGCTCTACATAGGTGTTTTGTCGCCGAGCAATCACGCCCGACCATCGCCGTGTATCCTCTTGGCTGGACGCTAGTTCGCCCGCCGCAGAACCAAACAGTACGTGCATCGGAATTCTCGTGATAGCAGCGATGTGTTTCATAAACGCATTGAACAACCCAGTCGGGTCCCACACGTCCGATCCGCCCAACTCAGCTACGTCCATCCCCGGCGCAAACAGGAATCGCGCCAGGTCGTGAACGTATGCCTCTAACTGGTCTTTGAACCCGTCTACCACCTTCGCATCACCCAGGTCAAAGTCCCATCCCTCACGAGGCGATAGCACCGCGCCCTTGCGCTGATTCAACCAAGCTGATTCTGCCGACCCGCCAAGCGTCTTGTAGAGCATATCTATCAACGTGTCGTATGGCCGCTTGAGCCAGGGCCGACCGTAGACTTCGCTATCCGTGCGAAACTCGGCTATGTGTAACATCCGGGTATAGTGGACGCGCTCGCGGCTATCTTCGCCTACCTGGACATCGTAGTTCAGCGGATAACCACATCGCTTGGAGGATGGGTCATCGTCTACATCGCCTATCTTTGCCTGTCCTTCGTTCAGCGGTCGCAACCACAAAAGCCCTTCCGGTCCCTTGACGCTGCCCTTCTCAACCGGCTTAGACAAGTCGGCGTTACCCGCTAGGCCAAACATCAGCGCGCCATAGTTGCCTATCCCTGATGCTGCATCGGCTCGCCGCAGTACGTCCCAAATGTAATGACGCTCGACTAGCTCGTTCCACGCACTGACGAACTCGGTATCCTCTTCGTCGTTCTCTGTGACTGCTGGTGGCTGGCCCCATGAGTCATCAGCGCGAACATCGATGATCTGACCGGCCAAGCCGCCCCTCTCGTATAGCCATAGATAGGAGCCGAAATCCAGTTCCTCGCTGTAGCCCAAGACGGTTGAGAACCTGCGCGCTCCCTCGTGCGTGCTTGCCCCGCCCATCACCCTGGACCGCCTGGACGGGTCAAATGCCGATGCTTGCGGCATCAGTCGTTGGCGGTTGGCGGATAGCTGTACCATCCGCAAGAACCGCATCGCACCCGCCGCTTGTTCGTCTGTGAATCTCTCGCTCATATTATATCCCTAGTGCGCTCATTCGACGCGCTCATTTATCGTCTTTATTCTAATGTCTATAGGTGCTGCGACCAATGCGATCAATCGGCATAATGCATTGGCAATCCATGCTTTCCAGACAGCCATTTCTTGTTGCTGGAAAATAATTTCTATGGGCCATATTTTTGTAAAAGCCTCTACCTGCTTGGCTTGCATATCGGCCAATTCCTGCAACACTTGAACAGTCTCTAGTATGGATAATATCTGTCCGCTCATATTATCTCCTGTCTCTCTGAAGTGACTCAATCCCCAACCCGCTCCCACTTCCACCCCAGCAGCGCCCAGTGCCACAACCTATGCCACCAGTTTGGTCTATCTGCCAGCGACAAAATCTTAATCGCGCAATGTTCCGGTCTATCCCGGTCTACGCCAATTATTAGCCGCGAACGTGGCCCTTGTGCATATGTCTCATCCAAGTATAAGCCCGTCGATGAAAATACACCCACCTCTGTATCGGTGCTGTCTATCTGAAAGTCATTCATACCGCACCCTTCTCCACACTAGTCGGTCTACGCAATAGCCCCCGCCCATGCCAGTTCCGGTTCAATCGGACTAGGCAATTTCCACGGACACGGATAGTTCAGTATTCCAAGTGGACCTCTTCCGACTAGCTCAATCCGCGTCCCATTCTACTCTCTCGAATATCTGACTCGGAACAACTCCGCGAACGAGGTCGATGCCGCCTTCGACTTTGCCGTCCAGGTGTTCTACCCTCGGCTGTCGCTTGTGTGCGGAGCAACGATAATGTACTGCGTCGCTTACCCACGCCGTCCCGCCGCTCTCTGTCTCGACTTCTCTCAAGTCTCTTGTGAATTGCAAGGCGGGCTTTTCGCATATTTCACAGACGTGCTCGGTTTTCAAGATTTGCATTCGTTTGTCCTGTCTGGTACGGCATCTAATATTGTTTCGCTTTCGCGTCAGTCACACCAACCCCTTTCTTCATAATAAAGCTCCACCAGATTGCTGTTCCCGCCGCGTCACTTTTTACGGCGTCGCCGCCTATCCCGATCTGTCAGTCGCCCAACACAACCGCGCCCGCCCCGCGTTCTGTGACCAACAATGCGCTCCTCTTCCCGCCAGCCACGGCTACCGTCTGCGCGCTTGATCCAGGCATGCTTGTATGGATTGTAAACGATATCCATCCAGTCAGTCACACCAACCTCTTTCCCGGCACTCTCGCTCAAGCGCCGACCAGTTTGTCACACTCACATACGGAATCGGTTGTGTCCACGTGGCCCAATATTCCGGCACGTCTACAGCAATCGGCTGCCCACCTCGAAACGTCCGGCTTGTCAAATCGCCAGCATCTAACGCCCTGGCCTGAAACGAAGGCCAGCCTACCGGAGAGACTGTCACCCAGTCGCCACACACAACCAGCCCGCTCTCAAACGCCTCTTTCGGAAACGCTACCCAAGGGCCAATTGAGCGGTCATAGACAAGCCCGCTGCCCTGGTCGCAGTACAGCGGATTGCCAATGTGTTCCGCCTCTGTATACTGCGTCGCTACACCTGTGTATGTGTATGCGTGTGCTGCTATGAGCGATAGCATTAGGATGTGCATTAGACGACCCATCCTGGTTGCGCCTTGCGCCTCGCCTTACGTGAGAGACGGTCAACGTAGGCGCAGATATAGCGAGTGTAGTCTACAGAATGATCATTTTCTTTCACTGGAACGTCCTTCGCTTTCTTGTCTGCCCACACATAGCCCGGAATCTCTTCTTCCAGACACGTCGGCGCGTGCGATTCCGACAAAGTGTCGTCCTTGTATCTCAGGCAGTCTCGAACAATGAATAGCCGGTCCTCTGCAAATCGCTGCTGAACATTCGTAATGCCCGGTAGTACATCCGTAAAAGCCGCTACCGCAGGCAACCCAGCGCGCCTAAACTTGGCTATGTACGCCGGTTGTTCTGCGCCACATTGCAACGTCTCGAACTTGAATTCTTTGTACAATTCCTTAGCTCGCTCAAGCCACCAGTCATCCGTCTCACCTGTACGATAGAGTTGAGCGACTAGGTACATTCGCCCTTCCCAATCGACGGCAAAGACACCCATCGCGCCCGGATTTCGATAGCCCCAGTCAATCCCAGCCACATAGCGGTGAATGGCCTGCGGAACATCCACCTGATAAATGAGATGGCGCGACTCGGTATACTGCTCATAGACAACGCCTTCGGACTGTACCCACCGACCGAAACGTAGACGCTCTTTACGCGCACCCGTCAAACTGTCCAGCTTGGCAATATAGTCTAGCCCGAACTCTGTCCAGCCGTTCTCATTGTCATATAATAGTGGATTCTCTTCGTGCCGACTATTGAGCAAGGTCATCGCCGGGCCGCTCGACCGTCGCTTGATCCAGTGCTGTGGTGGCCCTGGGTTACAGTCGCCCAACAGTTGACGATAAGGCATTGCCGTGCCACGCAGTCGAGTAATCAATATCTCGACATCGCCCTCGCTAAACTCTTCAGTTTGTAGGCACAGCACTAAATCAAATTCGCTCGATAGAATTCGACCGGGCTTATCAATCCCGCCTGTATTGATCTGGCTTCCGTTATCGTAAAGGTAGACTTGGCGATTTGGCCTCTTGGGACCATTGAGCACCATCGGGTGGTCTAGGCCGAGCACGAACTTTTCAAATGTTTGTAGGCCCGTCTCGCTCAGGCTTGTGCGCGTCTTGCGTACAATGAGCGCACGAGTACCAGGATATGTTAAGCAGCAGTAGTTTAGCTTCTCAAGGCCAGCGCGTGTTTTGCCTGTCCCGGCAGGTCCAGAGATGAGAATGGCCGCCGCCGCGCTTGCCAGTAGTTCAACTTGCGTCCCGCGAGGCGCGTACTTGTTCCTCGGATTGATCCCCTTCGGGATGTCTTTCTCTAATCTCTGCCAATACTCGGTGATAGAATGCATCCATCGCCGCCTTTGCTTCTTCTGGATTCAAGCCGACCTGCTTGACCTCGATTTCGCCATCCTTGCCCGTGCCGCTATGCTGAACCTTCGTCGTAGCATACACGCCGAAAATCTTGCACCGCTGCTCAATACACCATTGAATGCCAGTCAAGAATCGCGGGTCGCCTGCTTGCCCTTTGCGCGTGCGCTCCACTGTGCTTGTATGAACCTGGCCCGGAGTATCGCCCGGCTGCCCTCGCTGTCTGACTGTCTCTGTGTCCTCACAACTTCGCAACCACGCATTCCAGTATGTGACCTCTAAGTGATTGATTCGAGCAAGCTCTTGCGCCTTTGCGTCGTCAATGTCGGCTAGTCCAGATTCGCGCCAACTCTTGACCAACACGCCGATGTCATAGCTAACCATCTGCTGTGTGAGCGTATAGTCGCGGCTATCGTCCTCGTTAATCTTCTCGGCAATCTCGGCCTGCTTCCAGCCTTGCAGATACCAGTCTGCAATCTGGCGTCTATCTCGCTCTATTTGAATCTGTGTTCGTTTATTCGCTGCCATACTACAATACAAACCTCATATACAAACCTAGCAGTCAGTGCTTGCTATCGCGGCCCTACCCCTCCGTCAGTTTTGGCATGGCGCTCATTGCGTTATTGGCTCTCAATATACTTTTTAGCTGGGAGCAATAGCGGGCCACCCCCGATCAAAATGATAGCTTCGCTCACCGTCACGGTCAGCAATGACAACCAGAACAGATCGATCTCAAGCGCCCATAGCATCACCGCAACCGCCGCCCCTGTCGTCGCCGCATATACGAACAGTGGAACGGCGATCCACTTTCTTTGCAAGGCTCGGTAGATGGTCCAGGCGAGCAGTCCACCAGCCATATCAGTCAGCGGCATCCATACCAGTTCCCACGGTCCGACAAAGGGGCTGGTCAAGTTTGCGATCAACGTCCCGATGCCAATACCCAAGCACAAGAACGGATCAAACAACACGAATACCTTGAGCGCCTCGCTCGCTCTGAACTGGATCGGCCCAAACGAGAGCGGCGAGATGCCCACGGTGAGCACCACATACAACGCCGCCACGATTGCAATCAAAACCACTCTTTTCGTCGTCAGTTTCATCATAACTCCTGTCTTTGTTGCGCGGGTGACTGCGACCGCGCCGATTTTGTTAAGCCGGGTTGTCGGAACCGGCATAAAGCTCGTTCACCTTCCACCCTACATTGCCCAGCGAAATAGACAGAGCGATGTAGGCGGGATTGACACGAGTGTCAATCCCGTATGCTGGCAAGTCCTTCCGCGTCCCATCGGGTAACACCGCGCCCCCCACTTGCGCGATTTTGCTTAGATAGTTATTGTCAAAACTTACCACATCGTCACCTAGCGCCGCCATGTGTGCAAGCTGTGCCTTCCAGCTTCCGCCCAGCAGATGAACACGCCGCCCTTTGAACGCCTCTGTAGGCAAAGGTGTACCGCCGTGGGAGGTAGGCACAGAGTAGCCCAGCACATAGCGATCTGGTATTTGATCAAGCACGTCCACTTTCGGGATCACAATCACGTTCTCAGCGTACTGCTCAAGCTCCATCGCCCAATCAAGCACCTGGGGCAATTCGCAGAACTCGATACCGACTTCGTCACACTGTGACTTGCTCATATAATCGCGCACGGTAGCGTACTTGGGCCGTCCCTCTCGGCAAGCTGCCAAATGCTTACCGTGGTCGTATTTCTCGTAATCGCAATCAACAAACATAAGGCCGTGACTGCCCATTATGTTCATATTTGGACAAAATGCCTTTCCTGATTGTAGCCCATAGCCGAACCCGGCCATAGCCGCCAAGCAACACGACGCCGGAAAAGTGGCAGTATAAATCGCATCAATCGGTAGCTGGCGCGGATTCGGTTTGGCGCTCTTCGGTACGCCTAACAAATCTCCCGGCTCATCCCACCCCACCAACTCCCCCTCTTCGAACCCCCAGTCGAGCAGGTCGGACATCTCGAACGACGACGCCAACTCATCCCAGTCCCACTGGCCCGTCGTGCCCTTGTGCAAGTACACCACCAACTTTTGCCGCTCTTGCTCCGTCAGCGCCCGCGACGACACGCGCACGTCTACCTCGTAATCCGGGCCAAACTGCGGCAGCACGCTCCACACGAGTTTTCTCTGATGCCCATCATACACTTCGTTAGTCGGGCCTATGGCGATGGTTTGAATCTGGCCGAACTCAGCCAGCGACTCGCCCAGCCGCTCGGCCTCACGTTTGTTGATCTCACGCGGGTTGTGCTCCCACGGAACAAGATCACGTAGCTTGCGGCGCTCATTCGTCCAAGTTATCGGTTCACTGTGCAAGTCGCCCATACTCTACCTTTCCAACACAAAACGCGGCGAACCAAACATCTCGCCGCGTTACTTACTAATGTAGAAAAACCAGGCTGGTCGCCTGGCTGAATGTCGTCCCGATGCTGTTGTTATAGCATCGTCCATTTGTAGTCCTAAATCGGGGCGTGGACAAGACGGGGGGGAGCCTTATCCACAACCCCATGAACAAGCGCATTTGCGCTTTTCACCAAAGACCGCGCCGCCGTTGTCTACTCACTCATCCCGATTACGACGACGCGGCCCTAAGGAGAACACAGAACCGAAAGACTGTTGCCCAAGCAGTAGAAAGGAAGGTTCTGTATCACATTCTCATTATACTCGATTCCCGGCAGGATGTCAAGCTATATCCCAAACAAATCCCAATCCAGACTGGTCATATCCCAACCTTAAATTTCCAAAAAGACTTGACAACTTCCAGAAAAGGTGCTATAATACTTATGAGGTTAAGGAACCCGACACACAAGGAGGCCCAAATGAAGACCTACAGCAAGCGGTATCTTGAGAGCCTAGATGTTCGATTTGACCGAGTTCCTAATCTGAACGAAGTCGAAGTCTCTTGGAAAGAGCGCGGATATAGACAGGCTTTGCGGGTCTGCGCAATGAACAGCGACAAATTCTGCATTGCAAGACCTGGCCTTGGTGGAACGTTTCGGCTCTCTTATGACTGGGTATTCCAGACCCTTCCACTCGTTGGAACTGGACCGAAGACAATCAAGGCGCACCTGCTCGACAGCAGGCACACCTGCTACCGCTATACTCACCATGGCGATGAACTGATGACGAACCTGTTAACCTCGATGCTAGACGTGGCACGCAAGATGCTGCTGAAAGAGGTTGCCCAACACGAAAGGAAATCCAGATGAACAAGTGCCCAAACTGCAAGAAAACTTTTGTAGACATTGGCGAGGGATGCCGAGAGATTCTTGGATGCCCCAAGTGTGGACTCTATAAAGAGGACGCCGAACGAGTAGTTCAGAACCAGCGCAATCGCGCGCCCATCCCCGCCCCCGAACCCACCCCCGAACCAGAACCCGAAGATACCTGGACCGCCGACTGCAAGTGGATGAAAAGGTTGACACTCAAAATGGCCGAAGAACACGGTCTTGAAATGAGAGTCACCTGGGGGAAAGCGTATAGCTGGCATCGCAAGCGCGGCGGCCAACCCCACCGCATCCACTACGGAGCCGAGGACATCTTTGACACCAAGACTAATGGGATGCGCGAGTATCCCACTTGGGCGCACATCTGGCGCGCCCAGAGCAAAATCACCCGCGACCACAACGTGGCCCTCCTTGTCGATATGACTGGACGCAAGGGATTGTGGGGCGTCGTCCTCCACGAATTTGGGCACGCGGTGGCGAAAGAAAACGGATACCGGGTGCGCGGCAGCGCACATAATGAAGGTTGGGCGAGCGCGGTCAAAGACCTTCAGGAGCTTTATCCATTTGAAGAAGTCAATAGCCTGTAGAAAGGACTCAACTCCTGCAAAACCTGCTATAATGTGTATGAAGTTAAAAACACCCACCCAGGAGGCACAATATGAGCAGCTACGACGAACTGATGGGAAAAGTTAACCGAAGAGCAGAAGCCCGACGCGCAAGCGACCGAGCGGTCGCCAAGGCCACCCGGCAGACCATCGAAGAGTTTGACGCAGACGCCACCGCACCCGACCCGCGCACCGAAGACGAGCCTCTGCCCAAGCCGACCAGGTGGCACAGCGCCCATAGAGCCAGTCAGATTGCCGACCAGCTTTCTTCTGGTGAATTTAGCAAAGCCACAGCCTGGACCTATGAAGTGGTTCTCGATGACAAAGACGATGATTATGCCGCCGTCGCCGTGTTCGATGAGACCGGCGAATTTGTGACCTACTGGAACTAGCACCAGAAAGGAATCACCCAATGACCAGTCAAATGCCGACCATCGGCCTTGACCATCTGACCCCCGAAGAACGCAAAATCGCGCAAGGAATTGTCGCCAGCCGTGGCAAGAACAAAGGCCGCTTGCGGGCCAGCAAGCCCAAGGTCGAGCGACACATCGCCCGCTACGAGCACTATGACTTGCCCAGTGGCCCTTACGAAAGCCCAGTCTATGAACCCGACCGCGACCAAGGCGAAACCGCCTATGTCTGGCGGATGGTGGCCTTTGCAGTCAGTCCCAAGAGCCAGCACCATTGCCTGCCTTGTACCGCCGGCTTTGACATTCCCGGCAAGTGGAGCGAGAAACGCGCCAGGCTGGACGAATTGAACGCCCTGGCCGACAAGATCATCAGTGTTATCCCTGCCCGCCAACATCGCGGCACAATCCGGTGGGGACAAGCCTTCGGGCAAATCGGAACGCCCCAAGTTGCGCCTGATGGTTCGATAGTTTATCGCTAGTCTCCCGCCCAGCCCGGAGCCGCTAGGTTCCGGGCACTATAGAAAGGAAATCCCGATGACAGATCAAGTTAACCGCCCCGACTTCGTGACAGATGACCACTTGGAATATCTTGATGCCTTGCGCGAAAGCGGCGCAACCAATATGTTCGGCGCGACACCATATGTAGAATCTACCTTCGGAATGAGCCGAAAAGAAGCCATGGCTGTGCTTATGTACTGGATGAACACGTTCTCAGAGCGCCATTCCGATGACTAACATCGCCATCCCACCCACCGAGCCATATCCATTCGGCACGGTATTGTCCATCAAGCCCGGTCGCCACGAACTGCTAACCGCTGTGGTATTCAGCAGCGACCCGCCCAAGTGTGGCAACGGTTATAGGTATCGGTGTCTCTTTCCCTGGATCGGCCACCGGCCACAAGTCGCCAAAGTCTACTCCGACGAAATCCTTGCTGTGGCCGACCAAGACGCCGGTGACATCCTATGCAGTGGATGTTCACCTGCTACCCGTGAGCGTTGTCGCTTGCAAGGCATCACGCCTCAAACGTGCTGCTAGAAAGGAAACCTAATGACTGAGAATTTTGACTGGACAGCGTTTCAAGACGAAGTTGACTATGCATCATACTCCCTCGACGATGACAAGCTGCGCGTTTTCTCTGGCCGTGTGACATCCGAACTGTACGACGAATTCAAGTCGAACGGCTGGAATCGAGCCTACAAGCAAGGCTGCTTTTTCGCCAAATGGACGCCACGGCGAGAAGACATTGCCCTTGCTCTTTGTGAAGAAATCGTAGACGAAGACTCGACCGCCGAAGACCGAGCAAAAGAACGATCCGAACGGTTTGCCGGATACTCTGAGCACGCCACCGAACGCGCCCAAGACGCACGCGACCGATCTGACGCCATCAGTCGAAACATTCCATTCGGTCAGCCTATCCTCGTAGGACACCACAGCGAGAAACGCCATCGGCGCGATATTGACCGGATGTGGAAGTTGACCGGAAAGTCTGTCGAAGAGGGCCGCAAGGCTGAATACTGGCAGCGTCGAGCAGATGCCGCCATACGTCATGCCGAGGCCCGATACGAACCTGGCAAGATTGCGCGGCGCGTTAAAAAGTTAGGTGCTGAAAAGCGCAAGAAACAGCGCGAGAGAAACACCAACAAGTCGCACATGCGCGAGTATGTCATCAAAGACCATTATCCCGACTTGGCCTACTATGACCGTCCTCGCTATGGCGAACTGGACAATACCGAGCGTTCAAAAGTGGACGCCGACATCGCCGCCCGTGTTGCCCGACACGAACAATGGTCTGACCGCTGGATCGAGCACCTGGACAGTCAGATCGCCTACTGGCAAGCTATCTATAACGAGGTCAAGCCGGACGACCTGCCTGAAGCTGGCGAGCAGTTTCCGCTCAAGAAGGGCTGCTGGGTGAAATCGTCCTATTATCGAGGCGCGTGGGGCAAGGTCCAGCGCGTGAACAAAAGCCGTGACAAACGAATCAGCAGCGTAACGATTGACGAAAACAACGTTATCGGTGTAAAGTTCTTTGTACGCCGATGGGACTATACCGAACTGACTGCCTGGTCAGAGACAAGGCCGGAGGTAGAGTGAATATCACAGAAGCCCAAGTGTCCCAAGTTGAGAAGCGCGGTGATGCATATGCTATCCCACCTATTATAGTTTGCAAGAGGCATCTGCATCTTGCCCTAACCGTGCTCTATGATCTGATGCAGTACGGCGAGTCGTTGACGCAAGTCGCCCCACTGAAACAGCGGCTCGACGTTCCACCCAAGTGGACTCGGCGCGATATAGAGCAGTACATTGAACTGAACAGTGGTCGCATCGTCATCGACGAATGGCTCAGTCCGGTCGGATGGACTGGACACATCGAGCCTGTTGAAACCCAACCTTAAATTTTAGCAAAAGGCTTGACAAAACCTTGCAAATCTGCTATAATATTTGTGAGGTTGAAAACGCCCACACAAGGAGATGCAGATGCTAAAGTTGGTTCAGAGACAGAAGATGGATTTTCTCAGAGTTTGGAACCTTGGATATAGACTGTTCGATCAGTTCCGTGGGGATAGCCTAAGTGGCATTGACGACTTGTCAATGCTCAGTGTCTATGATACCGAAACCGGACAGTACCACCCGTTTAACCGCGAAGACTTGTCCGCTGCGGTCAACGCCGCCAACAAAAAGACCCCGATGCGCCATCAGCACACATACCGGCTCTATGCAAGATTCCACAGAACGTTCACCGGTAAGCTCCGGTTCGACGGTGTTGAGATCATCGACGCCTTGGCTTTGACCAGCCCCAGTGGTTGCGCTGTCAGGCTCGGCAAGGAAGAGGTGAACCTGTAATGGCATACTTGGTGATTTCATCTAGGCGACCCGGAACCCCCAGGCCCCCGGCCAAGGTCCACGTCAGGGGCAACCAAGCCTCTTTCACCACCCCGTACTACAAGGGGTGGGCCGTTGACGAATTCAAAAACTCCGTTCCCTGGCAAGCGCGACGCTGGGATGAAGGCACTAAAACGTGGTCGTGTAAAGTCGAGTATCTCGAACAGATGACCGAATTCGCTGACTGCTTTGGAGATGTCAAGATTATCAAGGATGCGGCACAATGACAACCCGCATTGTTTGCAAGCATCACCTAGACAGCGTTGTCGCCTCGTTCAAGCCAGAAGAGGACTTGGCCCAAGGTATCCAGCTTTATCAGTTGAGCGGCTGGCCCTATCTTCTCAAGCCGTGTGGATGCCCGGACCAACAAGACCCGCCTGACTGCTACGAACCACTGACGCCCGAACAGGTACGCCAGTGGATGGAGGCGCATTGATGACGACAACCTGCATTTATCGCTATTCAGTTCACGGGCAGCGTGATCAATACCGACCTGATGAACCGGTAGCGCTATTGCACCAATGGTGTGGGCAGTTTTGGCGCAAGACTTCAGAGCCAGTCTGCCAAAACTGCCCACACCAACGGCCATTTGACGAATACGACGAAGATGGTTTACTTCGTCTGATTTGCCGTATCGTGCGAGATTCTATTCAGGCAGCGCAACATGGTATGCCGGAACAGGCACGCGTCGCGGTAGCGTGGTCTGTGATAGGCGGTATGGATGTAGATGTCGCCACGCGCGCGATAAGGAAGGCTATAAATGATTGAACTTTGGATTGATGGACAGCCACCGCGCAAAAGCAACAACCGGCGCATCGTCCGACGCGGACGCAATGGGCCGCCGATGTCCATCAAGAGCCAAGGCGCTCTGGACTGGATACGCGCAGCAAACATGCAAATACCAGTCGATGCGCGACAATGTCTAGGCAGTCTAGAGCGTCCTCTCAGAATTAGAATGGACATCTATTATAAGTCACGTCGGCCTGATTTGTCTGGAGAACTTGTGCTAGACCTACTCCAGACAGTCGGCGTTATCTCCGATGATCGCTACGTGTACGCCTGGGAGCTTTACAAGCATTTTGATAAAGAACGACCGGGCATAGCGATACGGGTTGAATACTTGAACAATGATGAGGCAGAATGAACATCGACGAATGGAAGCGAGTAGCCGAGCGCCATGCTGGTTGTCCGCTCAAATGGACAGACCGCTCTTGCCCTTGGTCCGGCGCTACTGCGTGGGCAGACGGGCCGCTCTGGACCTATTCTATCATGATGAAACACGACCCGCCCGCCGTGCGCATACGCGGCACAGAAACAATTCCACTGGAAGGAGAAACATGCGAACCAAAACCTGTCCCATCTGTGAAGGAAGCAAGACATGCAACCACTGCTACGGAGTCGGCTGTGAATGGTGCGATTTCACTGGCAAGTGCCTTACCTGTTCTGGAACAGGCGTCGTTCCTGTGACCCCGCCCAAATTCACTATCTCGCACAAAGGCGAGTACGCTCAAATCTCATTGGAGCGGGCGAATGACTGAAACCCGCGCACCTTATGTCATCGACCGCAAAATGCCAAAGTTTACCGTTGCACAGGAAACCGCCGACTGGCCCAAGCTGCTCAAGGCGTGTACCCTGTTCGTCCTCCCGGCATCGGTGTCCGAGTGGTATGCCATTGACGACAGCGGACTGCTCTATGCAAATGGCGTTGACGAGAATGCCTTTCGCGCTATGTGGAAGCACTTGGTTTCTCTCGAAAAGGCACTGCCACGCGCCATTGGCAATGCTCTTAACTATGCCGAGCGTCATTTCAACGAGGATCTGATTGACGAACTGATGATCCTATCAGGTAGGCGCGAAAGCACGCTACGCCAGTACAAGCGCGTCTACAATCCGCATACCGGCGTTGCGCCTGAACGCCAGCGAGACGGTGTTCCATACTCATACGACCGCGAAGCCGCGCCACTGCCACCAGACGAACAAGACAAGCTGCTCGACCGGGTAGTGGCCGGAGAGTTTGATAGCTCTGAGCAAGTGCATGCCGAGCGGCTGCGCATCCAGAAGGAAACGCCTAAAGAGACGTTCGCGCCCGAACTGCCTGTTATCTGCCCGATATGCGGTGGACAGCATGGATGGAATAGGGCGCGGTTGGACTGGGTAGAATGCGCAGACTGTCACGCGAAAGGCTTTGAGCCATTGGATCACTTGGCAAAGCTGCGTGCCGCTGTGGTGCATCTTTACAAAACTGGCGACCGTGGGCCGCTAGATGCTTACGTGGCAGACTACCACGTCTGCTAATGTGGAGTAGCGGATACTATGAACGAATTCATTTGTCGTATCTGTGGCAAAGCCGGTGAGGGTCAGTCATTCGAAGCGTGGGTCAAGCCCACATTTATGGACTGGGACAAACTCGTGCCTGGAGAGATCATTTGTTCTGATTGCCTATTCTGGTTTGAGGAGCGTAGCGAGGAATTGGCGCGGCGCGTCGGCAAAGAAAAGCCGCAGCGAATGCGGAATTACAGCCACTTTATTGTGGCTGGCGAGTGGATACCACTTTCCAAAGGAGACAAGACGCGAATGCAGGCGCTGCTGTTTGCGTCTCCTTTTCCAGAGCTTGCCGCCGTCGCGGTGAGCGGTCAGAAGCATATCGCGTTTAGAGCGCAACGCAACCCGCCGGGCGCGGCAGGTGGCTGGGTACAGGTAGAAGAGCAGGCGCTTTATCTCGCACCGGATAAATTGCGCGCTGTGTTGGCGACAGTCGAAGCGCTGTATGCCGGATTCAGCAAGTCGGAAATCGAGACCGGCGACTATGCCGGTTATCGCGTTTTAAAGTTCGGGTTGGAAGCATGGCAATCGCTAGAAGCGGTTGTCTCACCCCAACGGGGTAGTTTGTTATTTCAATTGGCGCTGTTTTTGGCGCAGAAAGGTACAAGCGGCGATGGACGAACTCAAGCAGCAGGCCATAGAACTGCTGGCGATTCTATGGCGCGGGATGCCGGCGGACTACAAAAGCCGGTATCGGATGAACATTTGGGATCAGTTTCGAGACCAGATCAGGAGCGCGGCCTACACAAGCAGCCTGGACAGGTGTATCAGCTCACTTTGCCAGAAATTGAACTGTGATATTGGCCGAAACGCCGATGACCGGGAGCGCGCCGAGGAGATCTTGAACAGCGCGGATGATCGCGCAATACTCAAGTTGCTGCGCGATGAAACAACCGTGCTCGTTCTGCACGTGCGAGTCGCCAACCAGGCGCGGCGCAAGGAGTGGGAAGAGGAGCACCTGGACGAATGGACAAAGGAGACAGCAGTGTGAAGACTTTTGTATTCGAAGGAACGATGATGGCGTTAACGAGTATCTCTCATATCGGCGATACGTTCGGCGTGAATGCGCGCTTGCGGCGCGAAAAGGTGGTTCAGCCGGACGGTTCAGTAGAAGAGATCCCGATCATCAGCGGAAACGCGCTGCGCGGCATCCTGCGCGACCGGGGAATGCTGCATATGGTGCGACAGCTTGGCTATGGCGAACCGGGCGAGGATGGCGTGCCACAAGGTATGTCGTTGGCCGCGTTTTACTTTCTCTTTTCCGGCGGCGCGCTGACCAAAGACGCCGGGCGCGGGCTGGACATTGACCGGGCGCGCCAGTGGCGCGAGTTGATCCCGCTTGTGGCGCTGTTTGGCGGGGCGATGGGAAATCAAATCATGCCGGGCAAGCTCAAAGTCGGCAAGGCGATCCCGATCTGCCAGGAGACGGCGCACATCTTGCCGGAGCGGTACGCTCAAGGCGAGATCAAGTCGGTGTGGGACTTTTGCCAAGAGGAGGCATACACGCGGCGGGACGATGAGAAAAACGAGAATCTACGCCAACTGATCGCGCCTGCTGCTCGCGCGCTCTTGGAGGCCAAAGCCAGCGTAGAACGGCAAAAGAGCGGCACGAAAGAGGATGTGGTGGCCGAGACCGGCCAAAAGCAGCAGATGCGCTATTACGTCGAGACGCTGGCGGCGGGGACCCCATTGTTTTGGGACTTGACGCTAGACGACGCGACAGAGATCGAGTTTGAGGCGTTCGCGGTGACGTTGGCCGAGTTTGGCCGCCTGCCCTACATCGGCGGTAAAAGCGGCGTGGGGCTGGGCAAGGTCTCGATCTCATTCGACCAGTGGATCGAGATCAACCCACGCCTCGCGCCGGATGGGCGCGAGGTCGGCCTGCCGCTTGGATCACAGTATATGGATCACATACGGGAGCGCGGGACAGAAATCCGCGACTTGATCGATGGCCTATCGTGACAGATACGACCTAGAACCGCTGCGCGTGCGCGCCTGGCTGCGCAGCGGCGTAGTGGCGGATCGGCACTTGCCGCTAGATGGCATTCTGCTCTATCAGAATCACCGCGCCGCGCTGGGCGCGCTAGAGATGACAGTGCCGGGCGAGTACACCAACAATGCGCCGGTGGCAACGCTACCGCTGGGCATCCTGAACCCCGGGCGTCGCCACTGGTACTACCAGTGCTCGTGGGCACAGTGGTCACACCAGGTCGAGGGTCAAGATCACTGGAATAAGCGATTCAGATCGCAGTTGGTCGATCTGGTTGAGTTCGGCAAGCGGCGGGGTAAGGTGATCGTGGAGCAAGGTGAATATCGAGCGTATCATATGCCGATCTTTTACCGCACCGCGCTGTGGGTCGAATGGTACTGCGTAGGCGACAAAAAAGAGATCGAATATTTTTTGTCCACCGTCACGCACCTGGGCAAAAAGGCCGTGCAGGGCTGGGGCCGCGTGGCGCGTTGGCAGATCGAGCCGTGGCCGTGGGACTGGTCCGTGTGGCGCGCGGATGGTCGCTTGATGCGCGGCATACCACCAGAGGACCTAGACGGCCACCAGTTTGATTTGAGCGTCGGTAATTATGGCATACGGCCTAGCTACTGGAAGCGTAGCAATCAGATGGTGCTGGTGCTGCCATGATGCCGGACGAATTACGAGAGCGGTTTGAATTGTATGGCCGATTGGACCAGCACCGGCGGCGTGTCAAGCAGGCGCGGGATATAGTAGCTCGCGCCTTAGATACGTGCGGTAACTGGTACGTCGCATTTAGCGGCGGAAAAGACAGCACGTGTGTATTGACATTGGTACGTGAGCAAGCGCCCCGCACAGTTGCCGCGTGCTCTGTTCCAGAGTTTACATTGCCAGAGACAGCCGCCTATCTGGAGAACGTGCCGAATCTGGAGCGAGTGGCGTCAGGTTCGGATCACGAAACAGGGTGGGCAGTGAATTGGGCAGGGCCAGAGGATGTGCCAGCGCATATTCGATGGATTGGAGCACGCGGGAGCACACTGCCGAACTATGGCCTGGCTTTGTCGAATGTGTTCCTTGGCTTGCGAGAGGAAGAGAGCAGCGCTCGCAGCGCTCACCTGCGCTCACAGGGCGTGCTGTTTTTCTCGAAAAAGGGACAAGGCTGGCACTGCTCACCACTGGCAAAGTGGACGGTCGAGGATGTGTGGGCGTACATTTTGGGGGAGGGATTGGACTATAACCACGCATACGACAGAATGTCCGAGATCGGTGTGCCACTGGAACAGCAGCGGATCGGGCCGTTTGCGGTTGATCGCGTGTTAGGCTATGGGCCTCTTGCGATCTTAAAGCGGGGCTGGCCGGATGTGTTTAATGCATATGCGGCGCTGTATCCAGAGGCGCGCCAGTTCGTATGAGGCTTGGTATTCCGCCAATGTGGAAACTCAGAAAGGGAGAATATAAATGAAACGATATAATACGCCATGCGGTCAAACAAAAGTGTGCACTAACTGCGACGGCACAGGCGAGTGCCCAGAGTGTAGCGGCACAGGCGAGTGCCCGATATGTGATGGTGATGGCTGTGATGATTGTGGCCATTCTGGTTCGTGTGACTATTGCGCTGACAACCCTGGGCGCTGCAACGAGTGTAATGGCACTGGACGTATTCCGCTAAGTTGACTACTTGGCATCCCCCTGTAATTTGGGATAACTTGGGATAATGTACGGCTGTACGAGTGCATTGTCCCAACCTTAAATTTTATCCGAAAGCCTGACAATTCACCTGCCAATGTGCTATAATGAGTTATCGGGTAAACTGACAGAGAAAGGATAGTTATGAAACTGAGACGATATAGTAAAAAAGAAGATGCACTTATCAAAGAGTGTGTTCAAAAAGGAATGGTGGCTACAGAGATCGCGGAGACGCTGACAGAGGCCGGTTATCCGCGCAACTATGGCAGCGTGTACATGCGCTGCCGGGCACTTGGTATCAAAATTCCCAAGCGGCGAGCCACCCCCGCTCCGCCGCCGCGCCAACGTGCTCGGTATCAGATTGGCAAATCGGGCCAGATCGGCGTGCACACGCCAAAGGGCCACAAAGACCAGTGGCAGGGATGGCTTGATACTGTCAGCGATGTAATGCATGACGCGCGAGGCTATCCAACTCTGACCAAGGCAGTGGCCTACTGCCTTCAGGCCGGGGCTGAGAAAGCAGAGCGAGAGGCGTCCGAGTGAACGAGCGCGTGGACTTGCGTATCAAGATCACGCCGACCGAATCGGTACAGTGGCGAGCCGATATAGCCAAAATCCATGCCGTATTGGGCAGGGTGCCATACAAGTACCTGATTCTGATAGCGGTTCACAGATTCGCCAAAGAACTGAGCACTTCAGATAGAAAGGTTGGGCAGGATGTTCAAAAGATGTGATCTCTGCGGCAAACCTGCAAAGAAATGAGACAAATCTGGCGATATGGATTTGGGCCACACTACGGCACTGGATGCGCAACAAATTGGATGCGCCAGGTGTACGAGTATCGCGGCCATATCGTCTACATCGACCGGCAGCACAGGCCCTCGCGCCAGTTCGAGGTCTTTGTGCCAGTTGATAAAGACCTCTGGTTCATCGGAGAGTTCTATGCATCTCCGATGCGCCACATCCGAACGTGGAGTGATGCAGAACGAAAGGCCCGCCAGTTGGTTGACCAGTGGATGGTAGAAAGGAAGACTGCATGATGACCAGTACAACAGCAGAACAGGCCAGAAACGCAATTGAGAGCGCACGCGAGTATGGAACACCGCTCAAGATGCTTGATAGTCAGATTGAACTAGCCGTCGAGGCTATTATCGAAGATCTGACTGGCCGACGCGGAATCAAGCACGAATGGCATCAAATCGACCAAGACATCCAGAACGAAATCCGCTACGTGTGGGGATGCATTATCGAGAGCGTGTTGGTCGACGCCGGGGCTAGGGAGGACTGATGCCATTCATTAAATACGTCTGCGACCTTAACAATGACTCGCCAGAACTGAGAGACTGTCTGCATTGTCACCGTTCCGGTTCTTGGGTCAAGCTCGAACAGGAATGCAAGCGAGAGGGCTATCCTACCCGAATGATATTCTTTTTCGTTCGCTGTACCGATTGCGGCATGCGTGGACCTGAATACGGAGCAGATAGATACAACTGGCGCGATGAAGATGAAGCAAAACTTAACGCTCTCCGTGCGTGGAATGGTCTGCATCGTCCGTGCGATGACCCGCCGCCACAGAAGCCGCGAGAGACGCCGTTTCCAGGCTGGACGCTGATTCGCTCTCTGGTCCTACGACTGGCTGTACTCGTTGATAAAGTACAGAAAGAACTTGATAGGCCCGACTTGACAGACTAGAAAGGAACTAGCGGTGCTAACAATCGAAGCAACTCGAATCACCGTGACAATCACAGAGCATACAGACGAGATACCTCAAGGGCTCGCCCGTGATGCAGCAATCAGATACGCACTTGGTATTGGCATTGGTTGGAAAGTCGTGTCTGCGCATTGGAACAACCATCGGTGGAATATCATTCTGAGCAGAGATACCAATACGCCCGTTCGCAATGGCAAAGATGTCCAAGCTATCTCGCGTGCTGTTGACAGAATCAGACAGAAAGGAACTAGCGATGGGCAGATACTCAACTCAATCAAGCTACGATCATCGGTGCAAACGCATAACATGGGGCTTTGAAATATCCTGGACCATTGATCGGTATTACAGTGGCTCAAGACTCCGCTTCCCCACCACCTACAGGCGCATCACAGACCGGGCCGGAGCGCGCCGCTTTTGCAAAAAGTGGGGGCTTGACGAACCCGACTTGACAAATCGAGACGGATAGGAAAATGCTATGCCACTAATTGAACCAATGCTAACCGGAACACGAGATAGGATACAAATCGCCATTGACCGGCTACGTAACTTTGAGCCGCCAGATGGCTACTACTTGGCGTTCAGTGGTGGCAAAGACAGCGTGACCATTCTGCGACTGGCAGAGATGGCAGGTGTCAAATTTGATGCGCATTATCACGTTACCACAGTGGACCCGCCAGAGCTTGTAAAGTTTATCAAGTCAGAACATCCAAGCGTGGAACGCCACCGGCCTGAGATGTCGATGTTTCGCTTGATTTTGTTCAAGCATTGGCCGCCCATGCGCAAACAGCGATATTGTTGTGAGCGACTGAAAGAGCACGGCGGCGACGGTCGAACAATTGTCCAGGGCGTTCGGTGGGCTGAGTCTCCAAGGCGCAAGACACAGCGTAAAATGGTTGAGATTTGTGGGCGGCGCGATATGAGAACTGTTAACCCGATTATCGACTGGTCGGATGCAGACGTGTGGGAATTCATTCACCAGGAACAAGTACCCTACTGCTCGCTCTACGATGAAGGGTTCAAGCGACTTGGCTGCGTTCTTTGTCCACTTGGCGGACATCCTGAGCTAGAGGCCGAACGGTGGCCGCAGATAGCCAAAGCGTACATAAGCACATTTGATAGGCTGCTTGATGTACGTGCCGCGATTGGAAAGACGCAACGATTCCAAACCGGACAAGAGCTATTCGACTGGTGGATTGACCGTCGCCCCCACAAGCGACCGCCTGACGAACAGATGACTTTCGACGAACTCGACTTGACAAATTGACCGAATCATGACCCTATAGAAAGGATACCACCAATGGCATATCAAACAAAAGTAGTGAACTACTCAAGCGAAAAAGAAATGCAGCGCGGCATTCGAGTAATGCAGCGCCGTGGCTGGGAAGTCGTCACGACCAGCACTACCGACGAAGGGTATGGATGTTTCAAAACAGCCACACTCGGCTGTCTTTTCCTGCCGCTGGCTCTACTCGGCAAGAAACCCAAGAAGTACACGGTTCAGTATCGACGACCAAAAGCCTAACTCGATTTGACAAGCTGACCCATCTTGTGCTATAATGTGTTTGTCGCAAGAAAAAGCGCGACAACCCGATTAAAGACCTGTGGCAGGGTCTAAACGACGGATGAAAGATATACTAGAACCAGGATCGCCTTTTTTGCGTCCTGTTGTATCCTACCTCTTTACCCGTCGTAGGGCTGCCACAGGATATACAGGACGCAAAGCAGGCGATTTTTGTTTTGAGAAAGGACCGCTCTGATGTTAAGACGCAAATGCCCAAAATGTAGACGACGAAAACGGATCCACCCATTCCATTGCGAATGGTGCGATGACTGCCAACTTTCCGCTACTGATGATATTATGCGGATGATTGGCTACACCGTTTCGTTTTGTCACAAAGACCTAATCGATGATGCCGAAGAGACCTGGCAGGCCGCTTGGGATTTGACAATGAATCTGCCGCATGACTATCCTGATTATTCTGCTCTATGTGACATTCTGAGCGACATTTGTCCCGTTCCGGGGGAGCAATGAACTACCAAGACTTTTTGGCAAGTAAGCAACAATACGGTGCTCAGTCTGGATTCAAGCCTGTGTTTATGTCTGAATCTCTGTACGATTTCCAGACATACCTCGTTGACTGGGCTGTTCGACTTGGACGCGCTGCGATATTCGCGGACTGCGGGCTAGGCAAAGGCCAACCGATGAACGCGGGAGTTCTCACTCCTACAGGTTGGCGCAGGATGGGCAACCTTGAGATAGGAGATTCGGTCATCGCCAGCAACGGACAATCCTATCCGGTCACGGGTATCTATCCGCGCGGAGAGCAGCTGACCTATACAATCCGCTTTTCTGATAACACATCCCTCACGGTCGATGCAGACCATTTGTGGTTCGTCAAGAGCTTTAACGATAAAGCGCGTGGTAGTCCGTGGCGCGTAATAGCGACAAAGGATCTGGTCAAAACCCCGCTCAAGTATGGCATTCACGGCCAGTCTAGAACGTGGCACATTCCGCTCGTTGAGCCAGTTCAGTTTGAACTTATCCAAGATGACTTTGTGATTGATCCTTATTTGATGGGACTTTTGCTTGGTGACGGCACCATCTCGGGGGGTGGCATACAGATCAGTACGCCAGACGAAGAGATCGTTGAGTCCGTACAGCGACTTATCCCAGAGACATATACCATCAAAAAGGTCAAGGGAAGCGACTACGATTACTCCATCACAAAGGGGCGCGGTTACAAGAACGAGTTATTGAACGAACTGAGACGGCTCAAGCTGTACGGTGCTCATTCGTATGAAAAGTTTATCCCCCGATGCTATCTTTTTGCATCGGTTAAAGACCGCCTATCCATTCTCCAAGGTCTAATGGACACGGACGGATATGCGGGTGAATCACCAGAATACTCCAGCTCGTCCCTATGTCTGGCACAAGGAGTAGTATTTCTGGTACAATCGCTTGGCGGCACGGCACGCATCGGCGTCAAGGAAAATCCAACCTACACATATAAAGGGCAAAAGCTCACTGGTCGAACGTCCTACCGTGTCACAATGACCTTGCCCGCTGGTATTAAATTGTTCCGCCTGGCACGGAAAGCCAATAATTATCACGCGGCGACTCGCGGTCTAGGTCGCTGGATTGACAGCATTGATGAAAACAATAGACAGCCAACTCAGTGCATCTCGGTCGCGTCGCCAGACGAAAGCTATGTAACCGAGCACTTTATTGTCACTCACAACACGCCGATGCAGTTGACCTGGGCACAGAACATTGTGCAATACACAAACAAGCCGGTCCTGGTCCTCGCGCCCCTGGCGGTCACGGGCCAGACACTCGACGAGGCCACCAAGTTCGATATAGCCGCCCAGCGCGCCGACCCCGATTCCGATAGCGCCACAGCTATCATTGAAATCACGAATTATGAAAAGTTGCACCTGTTCGATCCTCGTCGATATGGCGGCATCGTATGCGACGAGAGCAGTATACTCAAAAACTTTAATGGAAAACGTCGCAAAGAAATCACCGAGTTTATGCGCACGCTGCCCTATCGCCTACTGTGTACGGCTACAGCAGCGCCGAATGACTGGGTAGAGTTAGGCACATCCAGCGAGGCCCTGGGCTACTTGGGTGAACGCGATATGAAAACGCGCTTCTTCTCACGCAAGGCGATCTATGCACGAGAGAATGCTGGTCGCAAGGAATGGAACCTTAGACTGTGGGCAGAGCAAGGTCCGTTTTGGCAATGGCTCTCTACCTGGGCTAGGACCGCCCGCAAGCCGTCAGACTTGGGCTTTGATGATAACGGATTCATTTTGCCACCGATTAAGGCCAACCACATCAAAGTGGATGCCGTTCTCCCCACGCCAGGAATGCTATTCGATGTACCCGCCGTCTCATTCCACGAGGAACGAGAGGCGATTCGCCGCACAATCCAAGAACGGTGTGAAGCCGCTGCCCAAACCGTGGCCGACAACGGCGCAACATCTATGGTCTGGTGCAACCTGAACGACGAAGGCGACCTACTCGAAAAGCTGATCCCCGGATCCGTCCAAGTTGCCGGTCGGCACTCTGACGAGAAAAAAGAGGAAGCGGCGCGGTGGTTTGTCCACGGTACAGACGAACGGCGTGTTCTGATTAGCAAGCCGTCTATTTTTGGTTTCGGCCTGAACTTCCAGCACTGCCAACACATGACATATTTTCCGACTTGGAGCTACGAAAAATACTATCAGGCCAGCCGCCGCCTGTGGCGGTTCGGACAAACCCAACCGGTCGAGATTGACTTGATCTATACAGATGGCGGGAAGCGAATGCTTGCCGGAATCGAGAGAAAGGAACAACGCGCAACTGAGATGTTCGAAAACCTTGTGCAGCACATGAACCACGCGCTGCACATCAAAGAAACCTATCAAACACAGAAAGTGAAGGTGCCTCAATGGATGAAAAAGTGACACAAGTTGTGACCGAAAACTACGGTCTATACCAAGGCGATTGTCTCGAAGTAATGCCGCAGTTTCCAAGCGAAAGCGTACACTTTAGCGTTTACTCTCCTCCGTTTTCTGGATTATATCATTACAGTAGCAGCGCCCGCGACCTGTCCAACTGCCGTAGCTATGATGAGTTTATGCAGCACTATCGGTTCGTCGTCGAGCAGGTACACCGGCTCACCCTACCAGGGCGATGCACCGCCGTGCATTGCATGGACATCCCGCAGGGCAACACCGGGACGGGGATGGACCACCTGCAAGATTTCCCTGGCGACATCATCCGCTTGCACGCCGACATCGGATTCCGCTACATCGCCCGCTATTGCGTGTGGAAAGAGCCGCTCGGTGTTCGCAACCGCACGATGGCAAAGAAGTTGGCCCATGATACCATCGTCAAGGATTCAAGCAAGTGCGGTGTAGCCAGCGCCGACTACCTACTCGTATTCAGAAAAGACGGCGAGAACACTATCCCTATTTCGCACCCGGTCGGCCTGTTGGAATACGCAGGCGAGAGGCAGATACCTGCGGACTTGATGCGATACCGTGGCTGGCAAGGCAACCAGATTGAGAACAGATATTCACACTGGATTTGGAGACAGTACGCTTCTGCCTTTTGGGACGATGTGCGCATTGACCGAGTGCTGCCCTACCAAGCTGCCAGAGACCCTGAAGATGAGAAACACGTCCACCCGCTCCAATTGGATGTTATCGAGCGTGCTGTGGTCCTATGGTCCAACCCCGGCGAAGTCGTCTTTACTCCGTTCATGGGTGTTGGCTCTGAGGTTTTTGGAGCAGTTCAAAATAACCGCTTTGGCCTTGGCGTTGAGCTAAAACCGACCTACTTTCGTCAGGCTGTAAAGAACCTGGAAGCCGTGGACATCAAAGAACCGGAATCGCTGACGCTGTTCGATATGTCGGATCCAAATCTGTTTGTCGGTCCAGACAGAGGTTCATGTTAGCAAGGCCAGTTATGCACAAATGATTGAAAATGCCTATGCGCCAACCGATGATGTTCAGTCTTGACAAATTGAGATGGATAGTATATAATGGGTTTAATTAGTACCGTGAGGTACGGGACTTGTCCCCGCAGGTCCGGTTCGCGCAAATAACCCAAGAACCGCTTTCTTTGAGAAAGCTGGTAAGCTGTAGGTGTTTTTGGGTTACTTGCCGCCTACCAGCCGGGGACCAGCTTTCTCAAGGCAAGCGGTTTTTGTTTTATGGCGGCATCGCCAAAGGGCTATAACAATGACTGACACATATAAATCTTTCGGTGGCTTTTCAGACCCAACACAGAACTGGAGCAGGCTACCACACCAACTGATAGGTGCACTGCCGCTTGTCAGTAGTCTTGGAGAGATGAAGGTCATTCTCTATGTCTTGCGTCACACTTGGGGCTTTCACGACAATGACAAAAGAATCAGCACCGACGAGTTCTGTAACGGGCGCAAGCACTCATTTCGTTACAAACAAAAGCACCCTGACGAATCTGACCGGCTAGATAAAGGAACCGGAATGAGCAAGGCAGCTGTCCTTCGCGGTATCGAGCGTGCCGTTGAACACGGATTCATTATTGTAGAGACCGACGATAGCGACAGAGGTCGGATCAAAAAGTATTATCGGTTGACCCAGCCAAGTGACTTTCACCCAGATGTCTCGAAACGAGACATGTCTCAAAATGAGACACCTAAAACTACAAAACAAGACTCCACCGACCCTGAAACAATACACCAATCAAAGAAAGAAACTATAGAAAGAAACCAAGAAAAAGAACCGCCGTTGGCGGCTATCCCTTCCGGTCCTTCTTCTGACCTTGACGACCAACAAGCTGGCATCACTGATGTTCCCGAACCTGATGCACCTGACGACATTGCAGAAACAGAAGCGATGTTCAAGACGCCGCCGCCACGAGAGAAACGCACAGCCGAACAGGCCAAGGCGGGTATCGGTCGCGCCATACGGACCTTTGAAAAGAACGGTGGTCGCGCTGGGGTTGCAGACCCTACTCAAACCTGTAACCCTTTCCTGGAAGCCGTTGACGAGTTCTACCACCGATTCAAACCTGGCTTGGAAAATGCCCAGCATCTCGACGCCAAAACGCGAACCAATTGTGCTAGACAAATCGAAAAACTATCCAAGGCTGGTGCTAAAAACCTTGGATTGAGCACAGCAGACCTAGCTCAACGCGCCTTTGAATTAATGGAGCCACTGTCTATAATGGAAAAGTGGTTAATCAAATCTTCTACGTCTCCATTTATGAGTAGTTGGGAAGAGGCATTCAAAACGCTGATGGCTGTTGGGCCTACGGTTGCCCGAACATACGTGCGAGAAGATGACCAAAGGAAAGGTGGCCCATCGACGGCGCGCAATGAACCAAACTCTGACGGATTCCGCACTGTACCGAAGGGGCGCATTCGATGACATCTAAATCACAGTCCCAGCCGTTCGATTTTCATCATTTCCTTCATAAGCCTGATGACCAGTCGTCTGAGTTTTTGAGATGGGCAGAAGGAATCAAGGATTCGCCTGGTATTCCGTTTGGTATTGGCGCGGTAGACGAAAGAGTCCTGCCGCTGCGAAAGGGAACAGAGACGATTTTGCTTGGACGCCCAGGTATGTGCAAAACCAGCGTGCTCCTGTCTCTGGCAAAAAAGGAAAGCGAGCGCATTGTACGTGATGGAAAGTGGGACAAACAAGCCGTGGTGTATGTGTCCTATGAACAGACCGCTGAAGAACTGAGCGCGATTTTACAGTCTGACCTTTCGCTAGAATCTCTGGTTCGCGGTACGGCCAAGCCCGCAGATATTCGACGCACCGCCTGGCCGATGAGCAGGCGCGGGTTATGGATTGTCGGACACGGACTAGGGCGGACAAACTCCAAAGCGCCGCGCCTTACGCCTGAAAACGTGTGGCGCACAATTCGTGTTATTCAAGAAGAGTATGGTCGAGAAATAACGCTTCTCTGCTTTGACTATCTGCAACTCGTTCCAGTCGAGCACACTAGAGACCGCGTGCAAGCTGTGACGGAAGTCCCTATTCGCGTTAAGGAACTGGCAATGTCTGTTGGTTGTCCAGTCATTCTTGCAGCACAGGCATCCCGCGCTGTGGACTCTTACAAATGGCCGATTCCAACACTTGGCGATTGTCAGTGGGGATCTAGCATAGAGCAGGCGGCTGACTTGGTTCTCGCTCTATGGCGACCCTGGAACACCTACGGCCCAACAAGCGAGCTAGTTCCTGTTGGCGATTCGCAATTTCCTGTCACTGACAAGCTGCTGGTAATGAGAATGTTGAAACAGCGATTTCAGTCTGGATTTCACACCTGGGCATTATCGTTTGATCCAGAAACTCTCGACATGCGACATATGGCTGTTCAAAAAGAACCTATTTCCGAAGACTGGTAAATAGAAAGGAAGGCTCCTGTGACATCCTCTCCCCTCTAAAGAGGGGAGCTTCTACCGACTGACGCATCAGCGTCAGAGCACTTTAAGGTAAGGACCTGTCCGGCCCTATTGAGAATATTCCTAGCGGCATTGACATCTCGA